TGACCCGTTGTTATGCCACTCAACTCCAAATCACCATCAGTCGTGTTAAATACAACGGCATACATCTCCCAAGAGCCTGAAGCTACTTGAGCGTATGAAGTGGGTGCTGTGGTTTGAGATACAGCGCCAGCAGTAGAAGTTAAAACAAACGCACCATTGTTAGCTTCAATGGTTTTACCTACATCAGCAGATGCAAATGAGCCAGAGCCTAAAACCACCTTACTAAGCGATAACGTATATTCGTATACGTCATCATCTGTATCACCAAGAATAAACATCTTAGTGCCATCAGTATTGAATTTAACTGATTTAGGTGCTGTGTCTTGAGCTGATACACTAAAATTCTGAGTGTAGGATGCAGTAGATATGTCAAATCCGGTAGTCAAAGCATATTCATTAACATCCTGTCCAGTTGTGCCGCAAACAAACATTTTTGTGCCATCGGCGCTAAATGCTAGACCTCTAGGGTTTGCCTCTTGTGCGCTTACCGAAAAGTTTGTTGTAAATGATGCAGTAGATATATCAAACCCAGTAGTCAGGGCATATTCATTAACTTCTACGCCGCCATTCCCACAAATAAACATCTTAGTTCCATCATTATTAAAGGCAATGTCGTGCGGGACTGTTTCTTGCGAAGCCACTGAAAAATTTTGCGTATAAGATGCAGTGCTAATATCAAAACCTGTAGTCAAGGCATATTCATTTACATCGTCATCGTTAAAATCTACTACAAACATCTTGGTACCGTCAGTATTAAAAGCTAGACCTGATGGTTGGCTTGCTTGTGACGAGACATCAAATGATTGCGTATAGGACGCAGTGCTGACATCAAAAGCTGTACTCAAAGCGTATTGAAATACATTGTCATTTGTTCTGCCAGTTATGTACATTTTTGTGCCGTCAGCACTGAAAGCTAGTCCCGTAGGATTGTCATCTTGTGAAGCAACAGAAAAGCTGTCTACAAAAGAACCTGTGCTAACATCATAAGTATCAAAATCCAAAGTAGTCGCAGTCGCAGAGTCCAAACGTGTGTAGTTCTCTGAAGTAGAATTAACATCCCACGCATTATTGGTAGTTCCTGTCTGAGCCACTTCTTTGGTCACAGATACTACGGGCGTAGTAATACTGCTAGACAAAGTAATAGTAGCCACTTCATCCTGTGCGAATGTCTTGGTAAGAGTGCCTGAAGTTACTGAGATGTTGTCTAGTTGCGTTTGTAAATTAGACGTAACACCATCCACATAATTTAATTCTGCTGTGGTTGCTATAACACCATCAAGGATGTTAAGTTCAGCAGTAGTTGCGGTAACCCCATCAAGAATATTTAATTCTGTTCCTGTAGCAGTAACACCGTCTAGAGCATTAATTGTAGCTGCGCTATCTGCTATATCTCTTGCTTTACTCATAGTTAAGCTCCCGGCTCTTCAGGCCATGTTACTGTGTGGGGGAAGCCTTCTTGTGTTGGAACATCCCGTAGTGCTTGTCGGTAGGTTGCCCATTCAGTTGACAGCGTTAAGTCGCTGGAGGCTCTCCAATCTGTAGCAGCTAGTTTTTCATCTCGCTCTTCTCTGGCTTCAGCAGCCGCTCTGTCATCTGCACCAGCAGCCCATTCTGCTTCCTGTGTATCCCATTCAGCCTCTTCTGCAGGAGTAAACTGAACATTACCATTTGGTGTTGCTTTATAACGTGTCATTGTTTATTCCTATGAATTATTTATACCAAACAACCTAACTGTTCCACCGTCTATGCTGTTGTCGTGATAAATCCTAATGGCATCTACATCAGCGGCAGTTTCTCTTTGCCCACCACCAAAATGCCTCTGAAATTGAGAGGTTGGAAAACTAAGACCAGCTAAATCCCAAAAAAGATAAAAATTTGCAGCGTCAGATGGTTTTACTAAATATATAAATCCACTTAAACTTTCTCCAGATGTTGCACCCTGACCAAAATTACTAACTCTTATTTCACTATCGCTTGCGCTGTTCAAGCCTGAAAATGAAGCGCTAGAATCTCTAATAGAACCTGCGGCATAAGAATAGCCACTTGAGTCAAAGCTACTCCCGCCATCTGTAGATGTTCTAATCTTAAAAGGGCTTCCACTTCCTGTATTAACAGGTGCCACTTTTACAAGCTGTAACACATAAAAATCGTATGTGCTTCCAATTCCAGATGTAATATCTATTGATGCAACCGTGGAAGAAACCGTAGTTGAGTTAATGAAGTTCCAAGCCCCACCACCAGCATCCGCAAGAGATAAAGTACCACTGCCGTTGGTAGTTAATACTTGGTCAGCAGTTCCGTCTGATGTTGGTAGAGTAAAAGTGCCGACAAAACTGGTTAGGTTTGAATCATAGGCTTGAACGTCTGTGCCTATTGCTACGCCAAGATTAGTTCTTGCTGTACCAGCGTTAGCCAAATCAGATAGATTGTTTGCTGTAGCTGCACCACCTAGATTAGTAAGCGCAGTAGATGCGCTAGCAAGGTCAGACAGGTTGTTAGCAGTTGCAGCGTAGTCACCAGTTGCTGCTGTTGCGATTGTTCCAAGCCCCAGTGATGTTCTAGCTGTAGCACCTGATTCAGCTACAAAGTTAGCACCATCACCAACAATAAAGTTTCCGTCAGTTGGTGTTAGTCCGGCTACATCTGCTAGTTGAGCATCATAGGCTTGTACATCAGTACCTATAGCCAATCCTAAGTTAGTTCGGGCTGTAGCTGCATCATTAACATCTGAAAGATTATTAGCTGGAGTTAATACATTTGCAACAGAGAAAGTTTCAAAAGCTATAATCTCTACAAGATCACCAGACGTTGCACCAGATGAAAGAACTATTGAAGTCCCGTTAGTAGCTGTAAAGTCTGTGCCATTAATTAACTTTACGCCATTCAAATAAACATCTACATAACCTACTGTGTATGTAGCAGAGAATGTAGTTTGTGCTGCGGTAGCTGTAGCATTAGTACGTGTATAAACATACTGTGCGCCTATAGAACCCCAAGCAGCCCCATCGTAGCCTTCAAAGACTGTATCCGTTGTATTGTAACGAATCATGCCCTGAACAGGCGTAGGACGCTGTGCGGTAGTACCAACAGGAACCTTAATTGCTTCAGTGCCACTTATAGTTACAGTGCCAGTAAAAGTAGGATCGTCAGTTAGATTATCCCAAGACGGGTTAGTACCATCAGTTGTAAGATAGTAACCGCTGTTACCTGTCTGGCTTGGAAGAGCATCCACATCACCAAAAGTAATGTTACCTGCTGCGTCTGTAAGAAGTGCCTGACCACTAGTACCATCAGTAGTAGGAAGCGTAAACGTAGTTACAAAAGACTGTAAGTTACTGTCGTAAGCTAGTACATCAGAGCCTATAGCAACTCCAAGATTTGTTCGGGCTGCTGATGCGCTAGACGCTCCAGTACCACCATTAGCAACTTCAAGATCAGTACCAGACCAATCATCATTAGAAATTGTACTAGCTGTTGCAAGGCTTCCTAAGCCCAGCGAGGTTCGTGCCGTAGCTCCAGACTCAACAATCCATGTACTGCCATTACCGACAATAAAATTACCGTCAGCATTTGACAAAGCGGCAATGGCTGCTAAGTCTGCGTCAGAATCTTGTAAAGAATCTAGCTGAGTTTGAATAGAAGAAGTAACACCACTTAGATAATTTATTTCTGTTGTAGTTGCAGTTACACCGTCTAAAAGATTTAGCTCTGCGGCAGTTGCTGTGATTGCAGTTCCGCTTAATTGAAGTGTAGTTGCGTTGACTTCTCCGGCTGCTCCATATACAACAGCCTTATTGTTTACAATTGTTCCTGCGCTTGAGCCGTCTACAAGATTAAGTTCGGAGGCTGTCGCTGTAACACCATCTAAAATATTTAGTTCTGTAGCAGTCGCCGTAACTCCGTCAAGGATGTTAAGTTCTGCGGCGGTAGAAGTTATTGCAGTACCGCCAATAGACAGTGTAGAAAAGTTACCAGTAGAAGCAGTCGTAGATCCAATGGCTGTATTGTCAATTGTACCTGCATTAATGTCTGCTGTGTCGGCAACAAGGCTATCAATGTTTGCTGTGCCGTCTATGTACAGGTCTTGCCATTCAGAACCTACAGCACCTAAGTCATAAGTACCATCAACACTTGGCAAAAGATCAGAAGCTACATCAGCACTAAAAGCTACAGTATCAGTTGCGGCATCACCAAACGTAAGATTACCTGCAATGGTAGCGTTGCCAGTAACTGTTAAGTCACCGCCTATAGATACATTACCAGTTGTAGTAACAGCATCTATATAGGCATTTGCCCAATAAGTAGAGCTATCCCCAAGATCGTAAGTACTGTCAGCATTGGGTAGAATATTTGATGCAATGTCGGCGGTAAACGTGACTGTATCTGTTGCGGCGTTTCCAAGAATGGTATTTCCTTCAACAGATAAAGTGCCGCTAAGTGTAGTAGCACCAGAAGCGGCAAGAGTTGTAAACGCTCCGGTACTAGCACTAGTAGCACCAATTGTAGTCCCATCAATAGTTCCAGCATTTATATCTACCGTATCAGCTATTAAGCTATCAATGTTAGCTGTGCCATCAAGGTATAGGTCTTTAAACTCTAATGAGCTAGTACCAAGATCTATACCATTATCTGTAACAGGAACAATTGCTCCATCCTGAATACGTATTTGCTCAGTAGCAACCCCACCAACTTCTACATACACTCCCCAACGATTGTTAGTGCTATCAACAACTATTTTGTTAAGAAAGTCTTGATCACCAATCGTGGCAATATTACCACCTTGACCTGCTGAACCATCATGCTGATGCCCCGTAGTACCTGTGCTAGCATAACTAAAAGCATTTACAAGCTGGTTGTATTCATCGTTAAATAACGCAGCGGTTATCGTATCGCCGTCTGCAAATGTGCTTTGTCGTGTGTAGCTTGTTCCAGCCATTCTTATCTCCTACCAGAAGGCGTATAGTCTACATATAAACCATTTATAGAATAAGAAGGTTTATTGTCTTCTGAAAAAATTTTAAAACTACAAGTATGTCCACTACCCTGAATTGCTACTCTAGTCAGAGGATCTAAACTTCCTCCAAATACTCCCGTACCAAAAAGAGAAGATCCAAACAACGCCGGAGTTCTAACATTTGTTAAAACATAATCATTAGGTTGTGGAATAGTGGTATCTTCGTAGTTATATCTTACTCTAACAGAAGGCGTTACTTCTCCTTCCGGGCCTAAAGATATTTTTGCATATCTTAATGTTTTTAAAGTTCCAACATCTCCAAAGTCTAAGTTAGGAGTTTTATAAGAGGCTGCTATAGCCTGTGTACTTCCATCTTCGTAGAAGTTATTACCTACATCATGAGAGTATATATAACCTAAATTATCTCCATGATATACTTTTTCATCTCCTGAAGCGTCAAAGCCTGAGTTTATTGCAGGAGCTTGAATACCTTTAATTTCAGACCACTGAAAACCTTGAGGCGTTAGTGTACCTATCACACCTCTAGACGCATCTATGTCTGACGAACTTCCTGTATAAAATAATCTGTATTGAGACTTGTTTCTAAGTACAACGCTGCTAATAGTATAATTAGATATATTAGAAGCTAATGCCGATATAATAGATTGTATCTGACGAGAAGTAGATCCTAACTCTACGTCACCAATACGTTCTGTTGCTGCTACAAGTCTAATGCCATCAGGGGCTAAAAATACTACGTCACCTGCAATTTCTTGAATGCTGTAGCCGCTAAGACATCCTACGTTATTTGTTATTTGAACAACCGCAGTATTAGCCGAATCATTAATATTATCTAAACGATGAATAGTGTTTTGACAGAAAATATAAAGCGAGCCACGAAAGCTTTTAATTCCTGTTATTTTATCTGAAATAGTTACTGAGCCTGAGCCAGTACCCGAAAAATCTTTATCATCATTTGTTTTTGAATAATATAATGTGCTAGGTGCATTTGTTGTATCTACAACACACAAATGCTTATCGTGATTTTCAATGTATTTACCAGCAGCAGGAGATGATGTTTCTCTGTATACAAATTTTCTTGTTGCACCTACACCATCAATATGAAAATGAGCAACTTTGTCGGCCCCTGTTGCAATTGATAAAGATCCATAAGTGGCATTAGGCGCACTTAAAGATGATTGCATTAAAGCAAACTGAGCTTGACCTTGGTTAGGTCGGTCTAGTTCTGTTTGACTGCTTAAATTAACCTCAAGAACTCCAGAGTGTCCAGTGTCCCTATTAATCTGAAGCCAAGTTGTTCCATCTTCAGTGTAGTATACTGATGTATCAACACAAGCAACAACACCAAGGCCATAAGGTACTACACCTAAAATTCTACTAGCACCTTCAGGTCTAGTTGTACCATAAGGAGTGTACCCACTTACGCGCCTGTAGCCACCATCAGGGTCTACCTCAAAATTCAATAGCTCTTTAGCCGACCCCGGCTGCTTGAGCATATCAAATTCATTGAGGTTAGTATTTAAACCTCCTGTGCAAGATAAACCAAATGCTAACGACATTAGATATACACCACTCTGTCATCTTTAAAATAAGATGTACTAGGCCCAAGAAGATTTTCTCTCATGCTTCTTAGACCTTTCTTGTAGTCTTCTAATGCAAATGCTGATGCTTGGGGATTATCTTTAAACTGATAAAGATAATATCTAGCTTTGGCCGTAACTACAGTGCTGTAAATATCTGGAAAAACTATTTCATCAGAATAAGCAGACAGCTCTGTAGGAAGATCATAAGCAAAGAACCAAATCTTGTAAGCTTTTTTAGGTATAGGGCTTAGCCCAAACTTACGCCCATCAAGACTACGAACCACTGCGTTAGGCTCACCCCAGTTTTGGGTATCTGCATCATCAGCGTTTTCTCTAGTTCTTCTAAAATCTTTCCATGAATCTATAGTAATGTAACTTAAATTTTTAGAAACATAAGGAGCAGATTCACCGCTGACTCCTATAGTTGTTATATAAAAATTATCCCAATCAATAGCTGCATAGTCTGTAGTTAAATTATCACTAGCAGCTTTTAGTTCATACCATCTTGTTCCGGCAGTAGTCTCAACAGAAACATTACCAAACATCGGATCTGTAGCACCACTTTCACCTGTAGCCAGAAAAGGCCACTTAGGTTCTTCGGTAACAATATCTAAATAGGCTCTATTAATACAGTCTTTTGCATGAGCCTGTATACCAATAGCTGAAGCAAAATTAGAAGAAGTCAGTACAACTTCATTTAATTCTCTTAGCAGCTCATTCGTTAACTGTAAATAAGTCTTAGCCATTATTTTTTATGAACCTTTTGAATTTCAAAGTTAGCAGACTTTGAAGCACCCCGGTGAGATTTGTAGCCATCTTTAGGGTCTTTCATAAGTTTGTAGCTTTTACCACTCTTCATCCAGTGGTAACCTTCAGGGGCTTGAACTTTCATGTTAGCAAGGTTTGGCAGTTTTCATAGCACTACTAACAGAACCGCCTTTGCTGTATTCACGGCGAGCCATTTTGTTTCCGTTAGCTTTACCGCCTTTGTTATATTTATTATAACCACCGCCCATCATTTTCTTTTTGCCGTAATCCATCATTTTTTTTCCTCTCTATGATTTACAGGGTTATCAAGATTTCTAAAAATCCTATCATAATTTTCGTCAGCTTTTTTCTTATCTTCGTGTCTATAATATTTAGCACGGATTTTAACTTTGTTGTTTACGTTAAATCTAACGGGGTTTTGTTCGCTTCCAATTTGAGGCACTTATAAACTCCATAAATTAAAGGGGGCCATATTTCAGACCCCCGATAATCTTAGTCAATACCGTAGAATGCGGATACCAGAGCTTCTGGACGCAGTACTTTGGCTCCATAAACATGGAGGCCACGTACAATGTCACCAAAGCTGCTTGGATCACGAATTACTTCAGTGTTAACAATAGTCTGAGCAGTACAGGTAGATGACATGTGACCAGCCAGACACTTACCAGCGGCATTAGTAGTCGCTGCAATGTTGTTAGTCTTGTACATATCAAATCCACGTAGCTTGCCAGAAGATACCAAGCCATTACGGATTGAACCTTGACCAGCATTGTAATCTACAGACAAGAGCTTAGAGTTGCTTTGTACAAGCTGCTCATAGAACTCTGGATTTGCAAGGAACCAACGGCCTTCTTCAGGAACATTTTGCTCGTCAAGCAGACGGGCCATGTGTGAAAGAACGTCAATTGGATCATGCTCAGAAGCTCCAAAGCCAATGTCAAGATTACCAGCACCGTCAAAAGTACCAGCAGCAAGGTCAGTAGCACTGTCAGAACCCAGAATGTGATTTGGGCTTGAAGCAGGAACGCCAGCAAACATAGTAGCGATTACGCCTTCGTCAAAAGCATCACGCAAAGAGTAAGCAGCAGAAGATGCAGCTACTTCGCGGAAGTTAACGTGAGACATATTGCTCTCAATGTCATCTACGATGAATTTAAAAGCATTCGCAGTATCAACAACCAGAGTTACCTCTTGGTCGGTCAATTTAGTTGAAGCTACGTCCTGACCACGTTCATACTGGTAGACAGTGATGGTAGGTTCTTTGATGATCTTTACAGAATCACCGTAAGCGGAAATCTCCCCGGCATAATCAGTGTTAGTGATTGCCTCGGCTACAGAAGCCTTACGGAAGAAATTCAGTACCGCCTTGCTATAAATAGCAGGAAGGAAGAATGAATTGTTCTGACCCGCTACGGAGTTCGCAAAGTTAGCATCAGTATCCGTACTCGGCTCAAAATACTGATCGGATTGGTTATAAGCCATTTTTAATTACCTCAATAAAAGACAAATTATTTAATTACTCGTCCTTCACTAATTGCTTGATTAATTTCTTCTTGATATTTATCAAACTCAGTTACGGACATTTTAGCAATTTCCCGTTCAGTCCATATCTTAGGTTGTTTAGTGTCAATGGATTTCGTTTTAGTAGAAACCATATCTGCTGCACTTCCTTGCGATACAGACTTCCTTTTGGTTGGCTGTGCAGTAATATTATTTTCTATCTTATACAAATCAATCGCTTTACTAGCTAAACCAGCATTATTAGGATTATTATAAATCCAATCCTGTATTTGATCCGGTTGAGCTTTGGCCCATTCATGAAACTTTTCATTACCCCGAATGTCCTCAAAGTCGGGATGCCTTTGACGCAACTCAACTTCAGCTTCTTTCTTGGCTATGTCTGCTTCACGTTGCTTCAGTGAAACTAGCTCTTGGCGTATATCTGCCAGTTGCTGTTCGTTCTGAAAGTGAGCTACAGTCTCTACCGTTTCATACAGATCAGGATTCTTTTTCCTGAAAGCTTCTATCTCTTCAACAGTTTTAGGAGCTTGGTACTGGGGAGCATTTGTTTTTGCTTCGGCCAACAGTTCTTGCTCACGCTGTTTAAATTCAGAAACTTTACTATCGTAATGCTTCTTTAGATCGTCATAGCGTTTCTTATAATTTACATCCTTAGACTCTTTTTTTTCAGGGGCTTCAGCTTCTTCGCTGGAGGTGGCCTTAGAAGGTTCAGGTGCAAAGAAAAGGCCATCAGCACTCTCCATGCGGGGAGTTTCGCCTTTGTGCCAATCTTTCTTCATGTTATAAGGATTTGCTTCTTGTTCCTCTAGTTTTTCTGCAACAGTCATGTTACTTCTCCAAACGGGGCTTGTTGTCTACAAGGTAGCCTATTCTAAATGTCTCGTCAGACTGATAGGGGCTTGTTCCTTCAAGGTAGCCGTGTTAACGAATACTCGGCATTCTGTTTGCTCCAGCCATTTGACGCTGAATCTTTTCTTCGTCAGTTAAAGCTGTTTGTGTGGTATCAGAAGGCCGACTCATTAAGCCACCATCATAAGCACGTTCAGCCTCGTCCATCATAACTTGGAGGTTGTCAGCACCTAATTGATCGGTAGCTTTTTTAGTGAATACAAACTCTCCGTCAGATAATCTAGCGGGTATTGAGTCCGATACACCAGTTCCGGGGCCTTCAACTTCTCCGGCCCCAGAAAACTCAGAAGCAGTCATCACAACTTTGTCTATAATAGCACTAAGCTGTGGGTCTGATTCTAGAGCATTCTTTAAATATTCTTGTTCGGTAGGATCAAGTGTTTCATTGATTACATAACCAAAATAGTCTTGCTCCATCTGTTCATCAGGGAGCTGTGAAGCTTTGGCTTCTGCCATTTCTTCGGGTGGTATGTTTGGGTAGGTATCTTGAGGAACGCCTTCAGTAGGAACCATCATAGACCCACCTCCCGCCATTCTAAACAAAGGCTGTTGTTGTTTTGCAGCCTCCATTAAACCACCCATTTGCTTGGCGGCTCTAGATTGAGCATAAGCAATTGCAAGAGCTTGATCTCTAGAAGTTACGGTATCGCCAGAGCTAGACTTTAATTTACCTGCTCCAAATTCTTCCATTACAGTTTTAAATTTAGCTTTGTTCACAATACCACCTGTGTTCCTGTATTTACGTGCTGTTTCCGCAGCTTTTTCAGGCTGCTTAGAATGCTGTCTTCCTTTTGCAGTATCTTCTCTTTTCTTTTTTGTACTTGCTGCATATTCAGAACTAGACATAGCCTTGATAGCTTTTTCAGGCAGATACCTTTCACCTGTAGCTTCAGAGCCTTGAGTGGAAGGCTTACCGCTTTTGGTTCTCCACTTCTGAGATGTCCAATCTTTAAGAGATTGCTGAGACTTTTTTAATGTCATCTTGCTTCTCTGCGTCTTTTATCCATTCATCATATGAAACAAGTTTTTTCTGAAGAGGACTCCAAAACAAACCTTTCACTTGTAACCGCCGCCTTTGGCTTTGTATTCTTTAGCAAGCATCTGGGCTTTACGCGCTGACCACTGTCCGGGTTTACCACCTTTACCAGCAGCTTTAATTTTATTAAAAAGATTCTTTCGCATTGTGGGCTTAGTATAATTACCAGCCTCGTTCACTCTGCTCTTAGACATCTAAATTACCTTTTTCTACTTCATAAATTTCATTAACAATTTTTAATTTTTCTTCGGCTGTCGCAACTTGTTCAATCAGTTTATCTACTTCTTCTACAATATCTGGATGTTCAGCTACACCCACAGCATTAGAAAAATAATTTGCTATGTTTACTTGTAGCCCATGCATATCAGCTTCGTATTTAGCTGCTAATGCGTCCAATATCATTAAAGACATATTTCTACTCTTTGGCAAAATCATTTACGTTATCCCGCAACTTCTCTAAGCGTTCCAGAGAATTCACTCTCCCCTGACTGCGGTACATTTCCAGTTCCGATGTTGCCACCGCCAGTACCCGTAACTCCGACATCTTGGCCTTCTGGAGGTAATCCTTCAGGGCCTCCCACATCTCCGGGTTGTTCACTAGCGGCTTGAGCCTCCTGACCAGTGCCTTGTCCAGCATTTTGTAATCCTATGATTCTAGCCATCACAGCGGCTTCTTCTGGATCATTCAATAGTTCTTCTGGGTCAAGTTCTAATGAATAAGCCAGTTCGCTGATAAGCTTGTTAATTTTAATAAATGGTGCAATTGAAGGATTTTGCGCTGTTTGCAAGAACATTGTCAAGCGTTGACTACGTACTTCTTTTTGCATCAGGCTGTTAGTACCTGTAGCTTTTACTTCTAGATCTCCTTCTATATTTAGTTTATTATCTAAAAACTGCATATTCCACTGATAATAAGCTTCGCCCAAAGGACGCAACAGAAAATCGTCTAGATTTTTTATAACTGTTTTGATGTTTAGTGAGGCTGCACCTAAAAGCATGGACATACCAGATGCGGTACGTGTCATGCTCTGTACACCTGTTTGCCCGTGTGAGTAACTAGGAATACCTGTTTGCTCGTCTGCAAGCTGCCGGAAACGATCAAACATCATCATGTTTTCATTGGATGTATTAGGAAACTTTACGCCATTAATAGCCTGTCCGGGTACTCCAGCTTGACGCTTAAAGATCTTCCCCGGATATATCTCCATGCTTTGACCACCCACAAGAGAAGACTCGTCAACATCAAATACTAGAGAGCCTGACAGGGCAAGGTTATCAATAGCCATACGTGCATGACCATTCATAATCTTTTGAGAGTCATCCATGTTTTCGGCAACACCAATGCCAAAGAAACTGTATGGATTACGCTCATAAGGAAAAGCATTGTAAGGAATACGATGAGGCGTAAACGGATTAACAACAGCCCTGAGTATATTACCATTACATACCCAAGCGTTTATTTGTACTTCGTCTAAGTCATCAGTATCTTCAGGAAGCTCCATGCCAACTTGCTTGGCATATTCAGCATCCATGATGCCCCAATACTCCAAGACTTCGTACTGACCGGAGCCATAGTCTTCTGAGCGTTGGTCATCTTTTAGTTCGTGTTCGTAATGCTCCGGCTCGTAGTTAGGCCCCATCTGTAGAGTAGCACGTATAGCATCCTTATCAAAATAAGGCATACGGGCCAAAGCACGTACTTGTGACTTGTTCATCTTGTGACGATGGAAAGCGTATTCGCATTCATCCATGTTAGTTGCGTTAGGATCTGGAAAGAAATCCCAGATGCTAACAAACTCTATGCGGGGTACTCGTACTTCTACTGGATTGTATTCTCTCTGACCCTCTGCGTTTTCTTCCCAACGATTCAGAGTTTTATTAAAATTAAATGGGCCTTTAACAATACCTGTGCCAAACAACGCACATTCAAACAGTGCATTACGTATCTCGCTAGATCCTTTAGACTCTTCTATCTGATCATGGATAAGTTTTTCCATGCGTCTAGCGGCTTCTTGTGCTGGCTTGGTTTCGTAAAACTGTGGGATAGCAGAGCCACCATCAGTCAACACATCCTTCAGCACAGCATCTATATCTTCTGTTTCTCCCTTATTATAGGTTGCCCCGGCATTTAAGACCTGTTTTCCGTCACCTGCATACCCTACATCGTAAGGATTAGTTGCGCTAGGCTCCGGGGCTGGCGAGCTAGTCTCAATGCTGGGAACCGGATTTTGCGTGTCTAGATGAGCGTACTCAGCTACACCTTCCGGCATCTTTGTTTCAGATATTCCAATTGGGAGCTTATTGGAACCAAAGACTACATCAACTAGCTGACCAAAAGCAGCAAGCACTTTAGTTTTAGTTACTTTTACAAATACTCTAGATTTTTCTGATTCTCTAAACTTATAGTGCTTGGGGTACAATCCACGGTAATTATGATAGCCAGTTATCCAACGCTTTTCGTCATGATCTCTAGCATCCTTGGCTGATTGATAACGATCATAAATAACGCCAGTAAATTGATTGTGAAGGGACTCCTCAAGGTTAAGTGTCTTACCCTGCTCGCCCTCTACATCTTGAAAATAGACGTTATTAGCGTTATCTGTTATTGAGTTTTTATCAGCCATACTATTACCTATATCAATAACCAAACTCTGAATCTAAAGGCGTGAATGCCTGTTCACGATGCATATGTCTGATTCTTGTTAGTGGATCGGCTATTCGGGGCCTTGACATTATCAAGTACCTCAACGCATCATATGCGTGGTCAGGGGCGTGAGTATCCACATCCTCTGGGTTTGACCGATCTAAAGGAATACTTTGAAGTTCACGTATCAGGTTAGGGCAAGTATTAAATATTTGCAGTCGCGGCCTACCGCTTTGTTGTATCTTCAAGTATTCGTGAATTTGTATCTTACCTTGTATACGATTCTTATCTGCTCTTCGTAGCTTGTGACCTACGCGCATCAACGACTCGCCTACAGTTGGGCCTGTTGTACCTGTCTTAGCCCATGCTGCCGTATCTAGAACTCCGGGTACAGCAAAAGGATCTTGGGCTTCCATTTCAGCTATTATGTTTCCAAGATCTTCGCCCGTAAGTCCTTTACGGTATAACTCTCTATATATAATTAAAGTGCCGTCTGTTGGATCAACTGTCCCCCATATACAGGCACTCTCTGACGCATAACCATAGTCAATCCCTTTTATTCTTTCCCATCCTATTGGAATATCAAAAGGAGTAACTACGTGGGCTGCTGTATCAAACTCAGTGAATGCAGCACCCTCTGCGATTTCCCAATTACCTTCTAGTAATTGTTTTCGCTGGATGTCAGGGAGAGCCTTGAGCATCTCCTCATAACGACCATCTTCTGCAAGATAAGGATTGTCATCTAATCTTGCTGGTATAAACTTTCTGGTTAGACCGTCTTCACCCTTAAAAGATTCATTGGGCGGGTGTGGTAATATGTACCGTTTCTTTACCCAATGAGCGCCGACACCACCGGGATTAGCTGTACACCGCATATAAGGTACAATGTCTGGATCTGTAGTTCGTAAACGCGAAGCCAGATAGTTCCATCCAAATTCTGTAGGTAGGTGAGTAATCTCATCAAATCCTATCCAACTATATGCTTGTCCTTGATAACGATATACATCTGCATCTCGTTCCAAGAATCCAAATTCTACTTTAGCCCCTGACGGGAAGTTCCAAAGCTTTTCTACCTCCCGATACTTACAGCCGGGAAAGGCTCTTGGATACAGCTCTCGTGACTTGTCTATTAGCTCTCGTAGCTCTGGCATAGACCGTCTTAGTATTAAGGCCCTATGAGAGGCCCTGTGAGCATATCTGAGGGGATCTATGAGCATAGCATAGGACTTACCACCCCCTGCTGCTCCACCATACAGTACGTCCCTCTCAGGAGCTGCTAAGAAGTCTGTCTGTGGCCCTGCGTTTGGTTTGAAGATAACATTGTCGTTAGCTTCTTCCCGCAAGGCTTTAGGAACCTTAGACAGAACATCATCAGTAATAACTTTGTTTTTGTTATTATTATCTAGTTTGTTTAGAGTTTCTTTAGAGGCTTTTAGTTTTTCTCGTTGCTGAGAGAGTTTAATGCTTGTACGCTCTGTTTCTTTTTCTTTTTTGCGTACAGCTCTCCGCGCCTGTATCTTTGCTTTCGTTTCTGAATGGTAGTTGTAGCCTCTACCCTTTGCACCCTTAGGTCTGCCACCTTTGCGTCTTGGAGTTCCGTCCTTCTTTAGAACGAAATTACCCTCCTCGTCTGTAAGGTAGTTCTCAGGATTTTTCTCCCATTCTTCCATTTATAATATTCTTTAGCCCGACATGGCTAATACTTCTGCCTGTCATATGAGTTAACCACTCAGCACCTTCACGCAAAGACATCATGTCTGAAGATACCAATTCTTTTATTTTATCCAAAGATTCTAGTTGCTGCTCTATAGGTTCTAGAGTCTTATCATCTTCGGATAGTCTATATCCAAAAGGTATTGTGCTACTAGTTCGCCTCATTAGCTTTGGCCGGTAGTATAAATAAACCACCTGTCATATTATTATTTACGTCTAGTCTTTCTTGTTTTCCTAGTCCTGTGCGGTCTAGGATGGTTTGTGCAGCCTGAAGACGCATATTAGCCTGTGGAATAGGCTGATCAGAGTGCATAACCTCCACAAGCTTCATTGCTGCTTGGGGTGCTGACTGAGCTAGAATGTTAGAGGCCAGATCTATGATTTCATGTTTGAGAGCCTTGACTACCTGCCAATGTCCATTCTGGGCATATCCTGCCAACTCAGCAGCTTTCTTAGGATCACCTCCAGTTTCAACCAGATAGTCCAAGAAATCTTTTTGCTTTAATGTTAATTCTTTACTCATCTTATACTATTATAGTCCTAAATAGAGGTTCTGTCAAGTCTTTTTTAATTTTTTTAAATAATACTTGACAAAATGCTCTGTGGAGTGTATAATATACTTTGTACCCCCCGGGTTCATATATATATATTTATAGAGACAACAACAATCCTATCGGATTGAGTATATCCCCTTTAAAGACTTTAAAGTCTCTATGGCCGCAAAAACCCTCCAAGACTCTGAAGTTCCTATCGCCCTAAACTAGTTAACACTCTCAAGCCTGTGAAATGTATGAGTATTAGTATATATACTAGGGGGGGTGGCATGGCCTCCTGCCCAGCCCTCTAAAGAACTTTAGAGGGCTAAGAAATCTTTAGTGTCTAACTTGTTAGACTCTAAAGCCCTCCAGAAACTCCAGAATCTTTAAAGTTCTTTAAAGATTCTGCCCCCGAAACTTCAAGCTCTCCCTAGTTTACAAAATCTCAAGAGATTTTGTAAGTCTTCTGAATAAATTTTAAAGACTCAAGAGTCTATAAAATTCAACAACCTATAGAATATTTAGTAAACTAAATATACTATCCCCGAAGTTTAAAAATATCAACGTGATCGCGCTACGTGATCATGACACGCCTACGTGATGCAGGGTTTCTTCGCCTGTTTTCCTACGCATAATGCGCACCAAAATCACCCACCAGAAACCTCTTGACTCCAAAAATCCGATATGCCTTTAATGGAAATGTCTCAGCGACAACGAGACAAACCAAAAACTCACACACAACTCCAAAGGAGTACATACGATGATTAAAGTTGAATTTTCTATCGAAGATAGCCTAGAGCTTTACAACTGTGGATTGATAACCCTCGAAGAAATGTTGGACCGAAAGCCCTCGGTATCTATCAAGATAGATCCGGAACATCCAAAGTTCAACGCGATCATGGAAATTCTCGGGAACGATGCCAGAGGCATTGACACGCAGAATTTATAGACCGCCAAACCCTTAGAACTTTTTAGTCTCTCTTACGTAGTGAGAGAGACTTAAAAGCTTCTTAGCACCACAAACGACAACACAACACAAACTTAAATCGGAGATTTACCATGACAACTTCACAAACTTTGAATGAAATTCAAGCAACTCCTAAGCAGTACTTTGGCCTAGCAGGTAAGTTTGCTTACCTCCTTTGTGAATCTCAAGAGATTCCAGAGATCAAGTTCCCAATCATTCGGAAGCGAGTCTTGGGAGTTTTATACTCCCAGTTTCCGGCTTCATCTCTTAGCCGTGGGAAAGCTCAAGAGCTTTTCGAGACAGCTAAGATCCCGGCTTTCCTGACTCGTCAGGTCAAGACTGAGGACATGGTTGGAGCTAAAGCTCCGGTCAAGGTCAAAGCAGTCAAGAAGACTGCCAAGCCCACAGCAACCAAGGTTGCCAAGAAGAAGGTCGCCAAAAAGGCAACACCCAAGGTCGCTGCTAAAGCAGCTTCCAAGCCAACAGAGTTAGAGACACGTATGACCTTCCTTGAAGGTGAGGTGTCTCAGATGTCAGAGGATGTAAATCTTATCAAGTCTACACTTGATCAGCTTGTAACTCAGCTGAAGCTTGGCTAAATCCACCAACGCTCTGGAGAGTTTATGCTCTCCAGAGTTTTAGGGAGTATCTATATGATATATTTAGAATTATTATATTATTATTTCAACCCGTTCTGGACTCTAGATAGTTATACAGTTTTACGATCTAATCGTAATTCTAAGTTAACGCACCATAAATATTACCAACTGAATTACGTCCGCATAATAACTGGCCGTAAAAAGTTTCAGTTTTCTAGGAATTTTAATAAATAATATTTAAAAGATTTAAAAGACCTTTTACGAAAGTGAAAGGTCTTTGTAAATCTAAAAAGCCGCCGAGCTAAGGAGCAACGATGAAAGCATATATTAAAGTTAAGAATATCTATGGAGTAGATAAGATCTACCCAGACTGTGATGTTTCTAGGTCACTTGTGAATCTTATGAATACTAAAACTATTCCGCTTGAAAAAGTTTACTGGATCAGGCAGTTAGGTATTGAGTTAGAGCAACGTCCTGTTGAGTTAAAGGATTTATTATAATTTATTTAAAAGATTTAGAAGGTCTTTTACGTTGTGAAAGACCTTCATAAATCTAAAAGGGGCCAGCCATGAACAGGGAGCAAGCCAAACGCCACATTGAATTGATGTTTGATTATCATTTTATATACTCTAAAGAGCTTGAAGATCTGTTGCCTTTTGAGGGCAATCTTAAAGATAGTGCTTACGAAATAAAAAACAGATTAGAAACTCTGTTAGATAAAATTTACACCGACTTCAACGAATCTCAAGAAGGTTTGAGATACACATATGAAGAAACTATAACTGGAATACTTACAGGAGCCGAAGATGCTTGAAGAAATATCACTACATAGAATCACAGATGTAAAAGTTAACATCCCAAACCTTGATCATAACTGGGTAGAACTTGTTATTACAAATAGCAGAGCCGAGACTTTTGAACTCACCATGTTTCTACGAGAAAGAAATGAAGAAAATATTGATATGTATCAGTTCCTTGCTGGGCTTAGAGACTCTGTTGAACAAGCAATTAGGGACACTTTAGATGTCAAAAACAAATCCGATGATTAAACTTAAAAACATTTCAGCAACGCCGAAGTTCTCTAAGACTTCGGCAATGCCGGGACTTAGTTGGTCGCTTGAAGCTAAGACTACTTGTCCCGGATCTTTAGATACTGATGGTGAGTTAGTAGATGCTTGCTCTACTTGCTATGCAGCAAAAGGTTTTTACAGAATGCCTACTGTAAAAGCTGTCCGAGATCATAACAAAGAAGATTGGAAGCATGATGATTGGATAGATGTTATGGTTCAAGAAGTTGACAATGTTAGATACTTCAGGTGGTTTGATAGCGGTGACTGCTATCATATTGATTTAGCTAAGAAAATACTGGAGGTTATGAAGCGTACTCCAAACACTAATCACTGGTTTCCAACTAGACAACATAAGTTCAAGAAGTTTTTACCTGTTCTCAAAGAGATGCAGAGTTTAGATAATGTTGTAGTTCGTTGGTCATCTGATGGTATCAATGGCGAAATCATTAAAGGTGATTGTACTTCTACAATAGTTCAGGATTGGAGCCAAGCTCCTGTCAATGTTAAGAAGTGTTCAAAGCCTGATAACGATGGTAAATGTGGTAGCTGTCGGAGTTGTTGGGATAAATCAACTAAGACTGTTGCCTATCTGTGGCACTAAGGAGTAATTGTTATGTCTAATTCGTTCGATAAAAATAAGTATATAGATCAGTTACATAAAGATATGGAAGAGTATTTTAAAAAAGGTAAATCAATTACTAAGCTTCCAATGTCACCTGAGATTGTGAAGATGCGGAAAGATATTAATAGAAAGTTTTTTAATAAGTTTTAAAAGGTCTTTACGTAGTGAAAGACCTTTATAAAACATAAGGAGCCGACCATGACCGACCATACTAAAGCAGTAGAATTTGCAGAAGAGATGTTTGATTTAATTGAAGAGGCTAGAGGGGCATTAGCTAAAACATTTGATAAACATGAAGTAGATCCTAAGATAGGGGCGATTGCCTTAGCTACTTTGTTGCACCAGATCAAAGATGTGATTGATGAAGATGATTCGGTTTTTGTAGAAGAGATGACTTCTTGTTGTACTCAAGCTGTTGATATAGCGAAAGAGCTAGACAATGTTGATCAGGAGGTAATGCATTAATGAATCCAAGAATTGATATCCTACCAGTTAGAGATGAGTTTGAGGGTAGACCCTTTACATATTATGAGGTTAGCTCATCTTTCCATGATGAAATAATTACAACTTCTAGTCTGGATAGGGCTGAAGAAATAGCAAATGAAATGGCAGAGGATATATTGAATGAAAACAATAATTCATGTTAATCAGCACAACATAAAGGCTAATGCTAAAGGAGCTAACAAGCCTGTCATAACTGTAAAGACTTATAAAACAAATACTTATTGCAATCGGGTTAAGTTTACTGATGGCGAGATAAAGTATTCACCGGATAAACCATTGTCCTGTGGTGCTAAAGTATGGATAGAAACCAACCAACCTGTAGAAATACTAGACTAAGGAGCAACAACTATGGAAAATGTAATCAACCTATATAGTAACAATCTTTCTTATCTGCCTTATGGCGATGCCGACTTTGACATTGACTTGAAGCAGTTACATTATAATACTAAATCACTAGACGGTAGGCACAGCCAGACTGTGGTTAATAAACGTGCCATTGTTCGCACTGATACTAATCATTGTCTTGGAGTTGTCGGCCCTAAGTATAAGCCAGTAAACCACAGAGACATGATAGCTAATCAGAGAGCTATGATTATGCGAAGTGATCTCAATACTAAGGATATTGTTGAGTCTATTGTTACTGATCGTAACGGTGCTAGGTGTTATGTAAAGCATACCTTACCTAATCAGTTTCTAGAGACTCCAGATGGTGACACAGCCGCTCTAAGTTTCCTTGGAGTTAATAGTTTTGATGGTCTGTTTAGTTTCATGATGTCGGCTGGTGCTAGACAGTCGGCCTGTATGAATGGTCAGATATTCACAGAAGGTAGCTCTACTATATATAAGTCTAGACATACTCGGCAGCTAGATATTCATAAAGGATCTCAGATTGTTGGTAAAGGTCTAGAGGTAATGATGCAGCAGAATGAGCTATGGAAGATATGGTATAAGACTGTACCATCTCAAGAAATTATTAAGTCTATATTTGCTGCCGCAATTGGCGGTGATCCTCTTGATGAAAAGACATGGAATAATAAAAACTATATACAGCTTTGGAGGTTGTATAGAGATACTTATGTGCCTCGTCAAGGTGGAAATCTATGGGCAGTTTATAATGCTCTGACCGATTGGGCTACACATTGCCAGCCCTCTAGGAAAGGCTCATCTGTTATATCTTTACAGAATCGTAGAGCTAACAAAGTCTCTGAGGTTATTTCTAATGATCGTTTGTTTCGTAAGGTGGCTTGATGGTTAGTGAGTCTACACTAGCTGATCTAATAGAACTAAGGGATGCCCTAAGCGGGTGTCCTTTAGATTCTAGATCAGATCTAGTTTTTGTATGTTCTTTAGATAATGTTATTAATTACTTACAGGAGCAAAGTAATGGACAGGCAGAAGTTCTATCACCAGATTGATGATTGGGTGGCATATAACTTTGTAAAGATTGATGCACCCCTTCCTCACCCTTCCTTCATACGTAGCTTTCTTTCTTTTGTAGAAGATGAATTCGCAAGTAAAGCTCTATCAGATAGAGGGGCAGCTATGCCGTGGGAACAGGTCAGTGGTAAAGATGAGTTAGATGATCTGCTACCTAAGATATTTACAACATACTTAAATGTAAAGAGCTTAACATGAAGAATATTGATCATTCAGAATCCAATAGAATCATATCAGAAATGCTTACTAATGAAGAAATCCGCTCTGAAATAGCAGACTATGCAAGGGATGTGGAAATATCTTTATGTAGAATCAGAAGTGCATTGGGAAAACTTGATAGCGTAAAAACTAATAATACAATCTGGGAGGATTAATATGAATACCAATAAAGCACTACAAATATTGTTTGATGAGAGTTCTACTTACTATGATTTCTGTGACGATTCCGATAAACATAGAGCATTAGAGTGGGCGGGAGCGTGGAATCATATTACAGATAAACTAGGCGTAGTCTTTGATAAAACAACTGAGCAATGGGTAACTGCTGATGAGGGACATTCAGCATGAATATATTTTACTTACATAACGATCCAAAAATATGTGCTGAACATCACTGTGATAAACATGTTGTCAAAATGATACTGGAGTATGCACAGCTATTGTCTACAGCTCACAGAGTTTTAGATGGGACTATGTACTATGAGCCTTCAAGAAGAACAGGCAGAATGGTAAAGAGATATTACCTAGAAGATCAACGTAAAGATTTATATCAAGCTACACATATGAATCATCCTTCTGCCGTATGGTGTAGAGAAAATGTAAGTAATTACATATGGTTAGATGATCTATTTAATTATTTACTTAATGAGTATACGCATAGATATGAGAAGGTTCATAAGTGTGCAGAATTAAAAGACTTACTACTTGAAGCACCAGATAATATAACTATTGATGCATTCACACCCCCAACTTTAGCAATGCCGGATGAGAATAAGGTTTCGGATTGTAACATTGAGTGTTACCGAGACTATTACCATACGAAACACTTTGCTAAGTGGACTAACAGATCTATCCCGGAGTGGTTTAATGGCTAGTAACTATACGCAGCATCAACTATTACAAATGGTTCCAGTTCTTAGGAACGATGAATACGATGATTATATTATGAACAAGAAAGCATTTCAGAAATGGTATGAGGTTCATACTAAGGAGCGCAGCAATGCAAGAACATCTAGACTTAAAAGATTTTTTACTTTCTCCAAAGATGAGTGATAAGGTAACAACTTGGTATTACTATGAAGGTTGGAGACTCTGTGAGATTAATATAGGTAGTAAGTTTATTCATATAAAGCCAGTTCATGGTGGCTATTCAAGAAAAAAGCTACGAGTAAAACAAGGCCGAGAGATACTAAAGAATATGTATTGGAAGGCTGCAAGTTGTGATGCTTACTACAGGGCGTTGGCTAATGGTAAGAAACGTAAGCCTCGTAACTGGGAGAAACTCTATGCCTAGAAAACTATATGAAACTAAACAGTCTTTAGCTGCTGAGAAAAGCTTTAGTAAAGACTTAGAGAAATATTTTAAAGTTAATTTAAGAAAGTTACCTATCCAATATGGATTAGACTTCATAGCTTTAGATCTTAGAAACTATAAGCCTAAGTTCTTTTTAGAACTAAAAGAACGTAAATGTAAACATAATACTTATCCTACTTATATAATATCTTTATCTAAGTTTTTAAAAGCTAAAGAGATTTATAGATCTTTAAATATACATACTTACCTCTGTGTTAGATGGGCAGATACTAGCGGGTATATCTGTCTTGATGATATTGAGGATGATAATATTGACATAAATATTGGAGGCCGTTATGATCGCAACGATTGGCAGGATGTAGAGCCATTGATAACTATTGACATTGGGAAATTTACAATAATTGGAGATACAAAATGAGTACAGATAATCTTGATCCCTTTTCAGAAATCAAAGATTACTTCACAACGCTGAAGGATGCAACAATGAAAGGCTCAATGAAAGCCAAGTCCTTGATGTTGGGTGGAGGTTTATTTATACTAGGGTTCTATACCTTTGCTATTCTGTTGTTGGTAGAGGTGATTGAGCTAGTGGATTTACAAAGCCGAACAGGTGTGCTACCATCCACTATTGAGAACGTGATACTTTCCTTTTTGTTCTGGGCAGGTCACAGATATTTTTACAGTAAAGCTAAAGAGGAGCTATAAATGGCTATAGTAGAAGGTACTGCTTACTGGGCTAGTGTTAAACGCCCCAATACAACTTATGAACCAGTGTATAGTGTTAACCTTGTAGTTGACGATGGCACTGCTGCGGATTTCAAACGCCGTGGATTCAAGGTCAAAGACATGAATGAAGGCCCTGCTATTATCATCAAGAGAAAGGTGAATGGTGGGCCAAAGGGAACTAGAGAACCTCCTAAACTCTATGATCGAATGAAGAATGAGATTGATTCCGAAGTCGGTAACGGCTCTAAGGTCAAGGTTCAGTATCGTGAATGGGAGATGGATAGAGGTGGTAAGACTTACCAAGGTCTTGAGTTTCTAGCTATGCAGGTTCTTGATCTGGTTCCATACTCCAGTGGTGGAGTCGGTGATGAGTTTGATGTAGAAGAATCCTTAGAGGATGAGCTATGACAGTATTCAAAACTGATGCTGGAGACTTTGATGTCTCCAAGATGTCACTGCAAAACCAACATATCTTTGTATTAGCTCAGAAGCTGGTAGGTGATATTAAATCTCTGTCAGATGACATTGAGTCTAAGAAAGCTGCGCTTGAGTGGTTTAAAGCACAGCTTGGAACTGAGTGTAATGATGATACAAGGATTACATATGAAAGAGCTAGGGATGAAGACGGTAGATTTATTGCCGATGATCCTGACACTCCTGAAAATGAATCTTATGTTCGTAGTTAGTTGTGTGCTGTTGATTGGGGGAGTTTCGGCTCCCCATTTTTTTAAGGAGCAAAAATGGCATTCGTTAAAACACATTTACCCTGCCCTGAATGTGGCGGGAGTGATCCAGCATCTTTAAATGAAGATGGATCAATGTACTGTTTCAGTTGTGATAAGTTAATTCCTAATCACGACAACAGTATTTCACCAACCCCAATAGAGTTTAAGACATATAAAAATAACTCTGTTAATACTTCCGATGGTTCCTTCAACGCCCTGACAGATAGAAGTATCTCACTTGATACCGCGAAGAAGTATGGCGTTAAATCTATTCTCAACTCCAAAGGCGATGTAGATACTCACATCTATCCCTACTACAACGTAAACGAGATAGGTGCTTTCAAGCTCAGAGATACAAACAAGACATTCTTTTGGCAGGGGTCTTCAACTGGTACTGGTTTGTTTGGTCAGCAGTTGTTCCAAGAAGGGGGCAAGTATATCACTATCACTGAGGGTGAATGTGATGCTATGGCAGCTTACGAACTTCTGGGATCTAAGTGGCCTGTAGTCTCTCTGAAGAACGGTGCTGCCGGTGCAGTCAGAGATATCAAGTCATCTCTAGAGTTCTTGGAAAAGTTTGACAAGATTGTTATCAACTTTGATAGCGATACTCCGGGCAGAGAAGCTGCAAGAAAGGCTGCTAGGTTATTTACTCCCGGCAAAGCCTTGATCTTGAGCCTACCTGAAGAGTTCAAGGATGCTAATGATATGCTGCGTAGCGGTAATCATAAAGCATATACTATAGCTTGGTGGGCTTCTAAGACTTACACTCCCTCCGGCATCATGAGTGCTAAAGATATTTTATCTAAATATCATGATCGCCCTGAAAAAGAATCTATCCCTTATCCTTGGCATGGATTGAATGACAAACTCTATGGTCTGAGAACCGGAGAGCTTGTTACTGTGACAGGTGGCACTGGTCTAGGGAAGTCTAGTATCACCAGAGAGCTAGAACACTGGCTTATAAAGAACACTCAAGACAATGTAGGTATCATAGCTCTTGAGGAAGATTACTATAAAACTGCTGACTGTCTGGTATCCATTGAGGCTAACGCCAGACTATATATTGATCACATTAGAAAAGAATATCCCAAGGAGCAGCTAGATACTATGTTAGCTAATCTCTTTGGTAATGATCGTGTTTGGATTCACTCGCACTTTGGATCTAACGACATTGATGAGATCTTTGCCAAGGTCAGGTACATGATTGTTGGCTTGGATTGTAAGTGGGTAGTAGTAGATCACTTACATATGCTACTGTCGGCTAGTGCCGATGGCGATGAGCGAAGAACTATTGATACAATAATGCACAAGCTCCGTTCTATTGTTGAAGAAACAAATGCGGGTTTGATTCTTGTATCTCACCTCAAGAGGATTGAAGGCAACAGAGGCCACGAGAATGGTGTTACTGTTAATCTCAGTCACCTCAGAGGCTCTCAGTCTATTGCACAGCTATCAGATTGTGTACTAGCTTTGGAGCGCAACCAACAGTCTGACGATCCTAACGAAGCCAATACAACCCACGTTAGAGTACTGAAGTCTAGGTATACTGGAGATGTGGGAATGGCAACTCATCTGATGTATGATAAAGAAACAGGTAGATTATCTGAGATAATTGACTACGAAGATGAGCTAGAAGATGCGGATGAAGCATTATGAAATCATTAGTTTTTGATATTGAAACAGATGGAGTAACAGATGTAACTGTTATATGGTGTATTTCTGCTGTAGATCTGGACAGTTCTACTGTTTATGAGTTCGGCCCTAATCAAATAGATGAAGGAGTCAAGCTATTACAACAGGCTGATAAGCTTATCGGTCACAATATTATTAACTATGATGTGCCTTGGATATACAGGATGTGCGGTGTAGATCTATCAGATAAGAAGTTGGTAGATACTCTGGTCATTTCAAGATTGTTCAATCCGGTACGTGAAGGCGGTCATAGTCTCAAGCAATGGGGCGAGTCAGTAGGTTTCTCTAAGAGCGGCTACGATGATTTTACAGCCTATAGCCCTGAGATGATGGCCAGATGTACCAGTGATGTTATTCTTAATAAGAAAGTTTATTTTGAATTACGTAAGGAAGCTGCGGGTTTCTCTAAGCAGTCTATAGATATAGAGAACAAAGTAGCTAACATCCTTAAAGAACAGGAAGAACATGGATTCTTGTTTGATCATAAAGCCGCCTCCCTTTTGCTGTCAGAGCTGACCGAAGAGGTGGAGCTGGTGACTGCTGAAGTTAAGAAGCGATTCAAACCTAAGGTAGAAAGAATAGAAATATTTAAACGTCAGACCAAGACAGGTAAGGTATCCAAGATGGGTGAAACCTTACAGGGTAAAGGCGTAAGGCTTACCCCAGATGACTACAAAGAAATATGTCGTAAAGGATCTATTATACGTGAGAAGAGGATAGAGTTTAATCTAGGCTCACGTAAACAGATCGGAGAATATCTACAGGAATTTGGCTGGAAGCCGAAGAAGTTTACTCCTACTGGTCAACCAATGGTTGATGAAAAGATATTATCTAACGTAAAAAATATACCAGAGGCAGCGTTGATAGGTAGATATCTTATGTTACAGAAACGGATATCTCAGATAAATTCATGGTTCAAGGAGCTGGGTAAGGATGACAGAGTTCATGGATTTGTTAATCATAATGGTACTGTTACTGGTAGAATGACTCATAGGAACCCCAACATGGCTCAAGTTCCTAACTGTTCCGCTCCTTATGGTGAGGAATGTAGGGCCTGTTGGGTAGTTCCTCCTAAACACAAGCTTGTAGGTATTGATGCCAGTGGTCTTGAGTTGAGGATGCTGGCTCACTACATGAATGATGAAGGATTTATAGATGAAATTCTCAACGGAGATATACACACAGCTAACCAGCGACTTGCAGGTCTTGAATCAAGAAATCAGGCAAAGACATTCATCTATGCACTCATATACGGAGCAGGAGATGAAAAGATTGGGACAGTGGTTGGAGGAAGCAAGAAAGACGGCAAACGACTTAGAGACACTTTCCTTAATAATCTCCCATCATTTAGAACTCTTATCGCTAAAGTATCAAGAGCTGCATCCAAAGGATTCCTCAAAGGATTAGATGGACGCAAGATAAAAGTTAGATCACAGCACAGCGCACTGAATGCTCTGTTGCAGGGTGGCGGTGCTATCGTTATGAAGCAGGGATTGATTCTGTTTCATGAGAAGATACAGCAATACGGTGCTGTTGTTGTTGGTAATGTTCATGATGAATGGCAAGTAGAAGTACCAGAGCAGTATGCAGAAGAAGTAGGTAAGATAGGTGTTGAGTCTATTATACAAGCAGGTGTAGACCTTGGACTCAATTGTCCCCTAGATGGTGAATATAAAATAGGAGCAAACTGGAGTGAAACACACTAAAAAATATGGAAAATATGAATACACAGTTTGGGCTGAAGAATATGGCTGTGATGATAGTTGGTTTCCAGTTGAAGTGATAACTACCAAAAGCGTAAGAAACGCTATATGGGCATATGACGATTCACTTCAAGACCCTACTCTAACAAAAGTTAAATTAGAGTTTTGTATTATAAAAGATAAGAAAAAAGATAAGTACCCTGTTTATAATTTATGTAGCTGGACTGGTGAAGAAACCTTGTCACGTTATGCGGAATCATATGATGAAGATTAAACATGAGCCAAACAGAATAGGTGATCTGGCAGAGCATTATGCTGTAACTTGGTTGTGGGATAACGGTTATCATGTCTTTAAGAACTGCGGCTGTACAGGCCCAGTTGATATTGTTGCTCTTTCCCCTGAAGGAAAGGTAACGCTAATAGATGTTAAGTCTTACAAGGATGGAAGGCTATCATCAAAAACAGAACTACAAAAAGAACTAGGTGTGCAGTATTTGCACTATAACTCAGAGACACGTAAGTGTCGTTTTGTCAGGCACAGAAAATGAAATCACAACAGAATGTAGTAGAAGACATATACGAAATACTAAAGCCTCTCTGTGATGGGGAGTCTTTAGATCTATCTGAAGAAGCGATAGATAAGTTTGGCGATGATATGAAAAACACATTACGCCATTGGGCCAAGCCTACCGCCAGAGACTCTAACTTTACTTTGCGTATGTCTAACGTAGGTAAACCTGCCCGTCAGCTTTGGTATGACAACAGGGAAGAGAATACTTCTTCTGTTGCCCCTAGCACGATGATTAAATTTCTTTATGGTCACATCCTAGAAGAAGTAGTTCTTATGTTGGCTAGGCTGTCTGGACATGATGTAACAGATGAGCAGAAAGAAGTAGAGGTTGGCGGTGTTAAAGGACACATAGACTGTAAGATAGATGGTGAAGTTGTAGATGTTAAGACCGCATCATCCTATGCCTTTAAGAAATTTAAATATGGTACTCTGCCAGACGATGATCCTTTTGGTTATATAGCTCAGATATCTGGGTATGAACAGGCTGAAGGCACTAAGCATGGCGGCTTCCTTACAATCAACAAGGAGACAGGTGAACTGGCTTTCTATGCTCCTGATGATTTTGATAAGATAGATACAAAGAAGCGTATAAGCTCTCTCAAGAAATCTTTAAAATCTGATAAGCCTCCTGCAAAGTGTTATGATGATGTACCAGAAGGAGCTAAAGGCAACATGAAACTAAATCGGGGTTGCTCTTACTGCCCCCATAAGTTTATATGTCATGCTGACGCTAACGATGGGACAGGACTCAGAGGTTTTAGATACGCCAAGGGTGTTACCTATTTCACCAAGGTAGTCAAAGAGCCTAACGTAGAAGAGATACTATGAACGGTAGAAAAAGTAAACTGGCTAGGCGGCTTGCTAAAGACCTAGCTTTTGGCTGGCTCAAAACTCTAGTCAGCAAAGAAGAGGCAGAGAAGATAACCCAAGATAACTTCATGGGTCTTATGCCTAAACAAACTCATATCATGAACGAAGGACAGATGCGTTTAATGCCGAATACCTATAGGTGGTTCATCAAGCAGGTTAAAGCATCTGGCGTGGATAATATAAATGATAGAAAATCTGGATAGTATTGACCTAGCACATTTGATTGTAGCAACCAGTGCTTTTTTGTTGTCTAAGAATGCTGATATCTCTGAAGTTCCAGACTCTGTGATTGAAAGAATCTGTGATCTTTCAGATTACGAATTAGCTTTTAGGCTTGAGAGTACATTACATTGAAAAAATCAAAAGTCAGGAAGGGTTATAGAAAACGTAGAGTACAGCGTCCTGTAGAGAAGAATGTACCTACCAACTATGACTCTATATGGGAATACAATCTTCATCATGGCCTCTTGAAGGGGTGGAAGCATCATGACAGAAAGATTCCTTATGTAGTTAATCATGTCTATCACCCAGACTTTAGCAAAAAGATAGGAAGAAAAACTTATCTCATTGAATCTAAAGGCCGTTTCTGGGATTATTCAGAATACAGTAAGTACATTTGGATAAAGAAGATGCTACCTCCTAACGTGGAGCTAGTGTTTCTTTTTGCTGATCCTAATTCACCAATGCCTCAGGCCAAACGCCGTAAGGATGGAACCAAGAGAAGTCATGGTGAGTGGGCCGGAGCTAATGGCTTCAAGTGGTATAGCGAAGAAAGTATTCCTGATGATTGGGTAGATAAAGAATACAGAGAAAGCGAGAGATTCAAAGAAGAATACTTTGATATAGACAAGGAGCAAGAATGACTGACAACGTAAACAACCCGCCTCACTATAACAAAGGAGGCGTGGAATGTATTGAAGCCATTGAGAGCATGCTTACATCCGAAGAGGTTATAGGATACTTGCGCGGTAACAGCCTGAAGTACAGGTGGCGTTTCCGATACAAGAATGGCATAGAGGATTTATATAAAGCACGATGGTACGAAGATAGACTTATTAAGTACATAGAAAAAACTGGATGTAAGGTAAAAGAGGAACCTTACCTAGATCATTTAAAGGATCATTAGAATGACAACTAAAATTGGCGTACAAGACTACAAGGGAATCAAGATAGATTATTCTAGAGAGTCTCTGCTTGGTGATTTTGCAATCGCTACTTTAAAAGACAGATACTTCTGGGCTGATGAAGATCATGCTCAAGAAGCTTTCGCAAGAGCAGCTATATTTGGAGCAACTTATAATGAAACTACTGACTATGCTTTGGCACAACGGCTTTATGACTATAGTAGCCTACTTTGGTTTATGTTTAGCACTCCTATCCTTAGTAACGGGGGTACAAGCCGTGGCCTTCCTATCAGTTGCTTTCTTAATTATGTTCCTGACTCCCGTCATGGTCTATCTGCTCACTATGATGAGAACGTATGGCTCGCTAGTGGAGGTGGAGGCATCGGTGGATATTGGGGTGATATCCGTAGTAATGGCGTGGATACTTCTAACGGCAGTAAATCTACTGGTTCTATCCCATTCATGCACGTAGTTGATAGTCAGATGTTAGCTTTCAATCAGGGTGTTACCCGCAGAGGAAGCTATGCTGCCTATATGGATATCTCTCATCCAGAGATTGAAGAGTTTATATCAATGCGTAAGACAACAGGCGGCGATATAAATAGGAAATGTTTAAACTTACATAATGGTGTCAATATTAACGATGCCTTTCTGGAGGCAGTCAAGCGTGATGACGATTGGAGACTTATAGATCCTAAGACCAACACAGCCATTAAGACTGTATCTGCTAGGGATCTTTGGTGGCAGCTTATATCTACTAGGGCAGAGACAGGCGAGCCTTATATAGTAAACATAGATAGATGTAATGAATCTCTACCGGATGAGCAGAAGCTTTTAGGACTTAATATCAAGCAGAGCAACTTGTGTTCTGAGATAACGCTGGCTACTAACGAAGAACGGACTGCTGTCTGTTGTTTGTCTAGTGTTAATTTAGAATACTTTGATGATTGGTCTACGGTAGATACATTTATACCTGATCTAATTACAATGCTAGATAACGTAATCCAACACTTTATAAATCATGCTGTAGGAGAATGGCCTACAAATAATGAATACATGATAAACAAGCCTCTAAGCTTTGAAGAGTTTCAGAGCTGTTGTGACCCTGTAAAGATTGGATACTCCAAGGCTGCTTACTCAGCTTATCGTGAAAGATCTCTGGGTCTAGGAGCTATGGGCTTTCATAGCTATCTACAGTCTAAAGGTATACCTTTTGAGAGCATGTATGCTACTTCTTTCAACCATAAATCTTTCTCTCTAATAAAAGATCGGGCCGCTGCTGCTTCACGTATACTAGCTGAAGAGCGAGGCGAAGCTCCTGATATGTTAGGCAGCGGTAAGAGGAATGCACACCTTCTGGCTGTTGCTCCTAACGCTTCTAGCTCTATTATCTGTGGTGTTACTAGCCCATCTATTGAGCCTTTCAGGGCCAATACATTTACCCATAAGACTCTCTCCGGCTCATTCAGAGTCAAGAACAAGTTCTTAGAGAAAGAACTCAAGGTGATATTCCCCACAAAGGAAGAGCGTGAGAAGGTCTGGAAAGATATCGCAGCTCATGATGGCTCTGTTCAGCATATAGAAGAACTGTCTGAGGAAACTAGGGAGGTCTTTAAGACAGCTCCTGAGATCAACCAGATATGGATCATTGAACACGCAACTAACAGGCAGAAATACATCTGTCAGAGTCAGAGCGTTAATCTGTTCTTTGTTCCTCCTAAGTCTACTGCTGATCAGGAGACACACAATGCCTATCTACAGTATGTTAACGATGTACACTGGGCGGGTGCTAGGAATCTGAAGTCTATGTATTATCTCAGGTCAGACGCTGCAAGATCTGCTGAGAATGTAAATGTTAAGATTCCGCGCATCAACTTGTCTGAGGGGGAGTGCTTGAGCTGTGAAGGATAGAATACTTGTAGAAGTTAGATGGGAGGATGCTTGGACAGACTTCCAAGATGTAGATATAAAGAAGGCCAAGAAACTTAAACCAATACCAAGGACTACTGTGGGTTGGTTAGTTACTGAGAATGATAAGTGCGTTATATTATGTACTGACTACTACGACAAAGATAAATCAGTAGTCAACACACCAATTGTTATTCCTGCGGGTATGATAACTAATATGTACAAATACGATGTCATACAAACAATGTGACGATTGTGGTTGTAAAATGACTGAGATATTATTTTATGACCGCAGCGATGAAACAAAAAAACTTTACCATAAGGCATGGCAGTGTCCTTTCTGTCAGCTACGAATAGAAAAAGACAAGGAGAAGAAGTGAGTTTACTATCAACACGAGACTACTATAAACCTTTTGATCACCCTTGGATGTTTGATTATTACTTCCAACAGAATCAGATGCACTGGTTCCCTGAAGATGTGCCACTCCATAACGATGTAAAAGATTGGCAGGATATGACAGAGCAAGAAAAGAATCTACTGACTCAGATCTTTAGACTCTTTACACAGTCAGATGTAGATGTAGGCGCAGGATATATAGATAGGTATATGCGTATCTTCAAGAAGCCTGAGGCCCGTATGATGATGGGTTCTTTTGCCAACATGGAGTCTATACATCAACACGCCTATAGCTTGTTATTAGACACTGTAGGTATGCCAGAGGTTGAGTACAAAGCTTTTTCAGAATATGAAGAAATGTCAGACAAGCATGAATATATCAATGACCTGAAGATCTCCAAGACAGATAAGAAGTCTATCGCCAAGAACCTAGCGGTCTATAGTGCCTTTACAGAAGGGCTACAGTTGTTCTCAAGCTTTGTAATACTTCTTAACTTCCCGCGCTTTGGTAAGATGAAGGGCATGGGCCAGATTGTAAGTTACAGCATCAAGGATGAATCTCTACACGTTGAAGCTATGACCAAGCTCTTCCGAGAGTTTATACAAGAAAACATTGATATATGGACTGATGAGTTCAAGAAAGAAATCTATCAGTCATGCAGGGATATGGTAAACCTAGAACAAAAGTTTCTGGATCTGGTATTTGAGATGGGAGACATCCCCGGCCTTACACGCAAAGAGATGTCAGACTATGTTGAATATATTGCAGATCGTAGGCTGCTTCAGCTTGGCCTGAAGCCTAATTACAAAGTAAAGGATAACCCCTTGAATTGGCTTGATGATGTACTCGGTGTTGAACATCAGAACTTCTTTGAAGGTAGAGCAACCGCCTATATGAAAGCCGGACTCCGAGGGGATCAAGAAGGAATTACTTTCTCGTGAAGACAGGAAATATTGTCTCTATGGCAGTTCAGCTAGGGACTGACGGTAACATCTACTGTGAGTTTGCTGAGCTGCCCTTTGAAGAGATAGAAAAGATCTTTGAGGATAAGTATGAAGTATCCCTAATTCAGACTATTCATAAGTTTATGAACAGACGATTTAAGGATGCTTCGATATCTTTAGAAAAAGAAATACAGGCAGTTACTTCAACTATAATTTAGTCGGGGTATTTGTTAGTGCGTATCATCTGAGCAACTTCTATGGCTCTGTTGCCTACCTGCTTGGCCCATCGTGAGTCTAAGAACTCATCTGCTGCTTTGTCGTACTTACTCTGAGACATAAAGTCCAGAGCTTTTACAAAGTTAGCAAGCCTCGGCACTCCCATATTAAATGCCATGTTTAACATAGCATCCTTTCTAGCCCCCTCTAGATACCTGTAGAAATAAAACCTTTCGGTTAGTTCTTCATGAAATTTCTTGATATCATTCTTGAGAAGATACATAGCCTCCTCTTCAGTGATTCCACAGTCTTCTAGATTTCTTCCTACGCCTATAGTTAGTTTGTCTGAAGTACAACGATAAGGCTCTAGCTTCAAGCCTTCATGTTTTATAAGTAAATCAATCAGCCCCATTAAATCTTTCTTCCATTATTTGTTGGTAACCTTGATCGTCTAGATGAGTAACAGCAATCCAAGCGTGAGACATTTCATCTCCCGTCCTGCTGCCGCCATACACCCACTGATCTGGGTCAGGGTTGTTGGGATTGTCAGAGGTATTATCATACCACTGCTTGATTACTAGAACCTCTCCAGCAGCCAACACAGGGGCCTCTAAGGGGTCGTAGATATGGCTGTGATGCCATGTGGCACTCCAGTTAGAAATCTGACTTACTGACTTGGTGCGTCCTGTCATAGGATTAAATATCTCTAGTGACGCAGCATTCATACGGAGGTGTCCGTGGGGTTGGAAACTATCAATGCGCACAGGGTGATCAAAGCTGTGAAACCCCTGCGTCATAGCATAGCCATTAGGAGGGATAATTAGATGGCCATTCTCATAGCCTTCGCGCAGAGGATATAGCCTTAGGTCTTGTTGATAGACATCGTTGTTAGCTTCATAGTCTTCTTCATGAAACCAAAGACCAATCTCTACAACATTATCTTCAATCATATCTCCTTCTGCTGTAGCTCCTACGCCGCCGGGGAACATGTGGATATCCCAACGCACTAAAGAGTTAGCAGGAAAGGTACGGCATACGCCCTTTGGCATAAGCTCTCCCCACTTACCCATAGCATACTCAGTCAACTGACCATACTGTTGAAGCTCACCTTCATCGTCATATACATATACATCTGAATTAGCGTGATGTACTACAGCGGCTGCATCGCCTCTTGGCTTAACCTGTACGGCTTTGATGCAGCGTGACTCAGCCAGTTGAGGATCTACGAACTCCTTGCTCCATAGGTCATTACCATTGGCAGGGATGTCGTAGGGTGAAGAAGGAATAATAAGATCTGGCGCACCAAACTCAGGCTCAAAGTTCCAAGAGTCTAGACTTGGGAGGTTTGGAGGCTGGACAACTATGTCAGAATCACCATAAGGCGATCCAGAGTTTGCCCAATTAACAACAGAATCTATCTGATCCTGTGATAGTCTCCAATCCCCTTCAAGGTTCTGAATTCCTATGTGTTGATCATAGGCATAAGGAGGCATTTCTCTGTTAGCTACTTTGTATGAGATAAGAGGTGACCAAGGTCTGACCTGCTCATAAGTCTCAAAAGACATAGGGCCTATACCGCCCTCTCTGTGACAAACAACACAGTTGTTATTTATAATACTTGCTACAGTATCAACATATGTATCATCGGCTTGAGCCGCTGTAGCTAGTCCTATACAAGCAGCTAACAAAGTTTTTCTCATATTACCACCTATCAAATAGTTGATCCGCAGAGCATTGAGGCTGTGACCTACAATCTCTGAGGTTGTTGTCAAACAATCCCTGAGGCATCCTATTAGGAAACTCTATTGGGAAGTCGTAGGTTGCTGTTGAGCAGGAAGAAAGTAAAAGAGCAATCAGAATTAAACGGTGCACGGCTACCTCGGTCTAAATCTAGCACTACGAGGCTCTATGTTTTCCAGATCATTTATATTAAATATAAGATCCTCTCCGTATACAAGTGGCTTTCCTTCTTCTAGTTTTCTTTGAGTATTATAATAGCCCATAACTATTTTTTGCTTTGCGTCTTCATCATCTCCAGCTATATTCCTCAAGTTAGAACCAAAAGCATTGTTAATTAAATCAACTTTTTCGGTATCTGGATTAGGATAGTATGTCATTTGAAGATATTCTTTACCTTGAAGCAAAGGATCTTTAAGCTTAGAGCCATGCTTGTAAACTAAGTAAGCATGATTAAAAGCATTAAAGACTTCTTCATCCGCGCCGCTGAACTTTCCAAACCCTGCTTCATCTGTAGGTATACGGGATTGTTCAGGGATAAAACCTTTCTCGGCTGCTTCATTAACAAGAGCTACTACTTCTTTTTCATGCTGGCGTTGCTGTTCTGCACCAAAACCTAAGGCTTCAGCACCTCTTCCTAGTGCAAACTTTATAGCTTTTTCAAGCATACCACCTTCTGCAAAGCCGTCTCTGTTAGCAACAAGAGCCTCATCTAGTTCCATACCTAGAGATATGTCTGTTGCTACTGTGGATAAGTCTTCTTCCTCTTGGGCATAAAGCGGTAAAGTAAATGTGGCGGGTAATGCAAAAGCTAGGTATTTACCTTTACGCTGTACCTTAGCTCCTATCTTTTTAGCAGTCTTAATAACTAAAGGAGCTACTATAGTTTGATAGGCTTTTTGAATTTCTGGAGATCTAAACATAAACTCAGTAACCCGTTCTCCGTTCTTTTCTATTAGTTTATCGTCAATAAGAAATTGTATTTCATCTAGATTTTCTTTTTTAGCTTTAATAATTTCGTTATGAATTGCTGTCTTCCAGACATTTATAGAAACTTTAGATCCACCAAAGAAAAGTTCATCTCGTTCTTTTTTAACTTCTGATGCTGTCATATTTTTACCAGCATCTTTTAGTTTTGATTCTAAGCCCTTCTCTTGTTTTCTAGAAGCTTTTAACTCGTCCATTAACTCATTATTTCTCTTTATTAATGTTTTTACAGCTTCTTCAGCGTCAGGAGGAACAACGGCACGTTCAGAAGACGAAGATCTGACAATATCAAACTGTTCTAATTCCATATCTACACCCATAATAGAGTCTTCTATATCGCCCATCTTATCATCCAGCTCATTTAATTCTTCTAGTATTTTTTGATAAGGACTTAATTTTTCAGGATCTAATGCAACTGTACTGTCTGACTGAATTTCAAAAACTCTAGAGGCTTCTCCTCCAGTTATAGTTTTATCTCCAGATGCAACGTCCCCTCTAGTCCAGTAGACAAAATTTAAATCCGTAGGATAATCTCTGCCTTTTATAAAATGACCGGACTGAGTAGGTCTACTAACTCTAGGATCACTATAATAATTAATTCTATACGTACTTAACTCAGCATCTTCTGGAACAACCTCAGTGTACATTTCTTTAAGTTCTGCGGGGCTTTTTCTTAATACTCTCTCAACTTCACTTATTGCATCCGTTCTTTCTCTTAAAGGCTTTTCAGGATCTAAAGCCGTATCTAACATTCTACCCGTGTACGCATATGTAGGATCTTCTGCCTCTGGATCAAATGTTTCTAAATCTTCTACAAAATAATCATCTCCAAATTCTTCGTCTATTGCCCTGTCTAGATTCTCGCTTTCAGCAATCGACACTTCTACTTCTTTTTCTAAATCTTCAGCCACTTCAGTTACTTCTTCTTGGGCTTGTAGATATGTACTTTCTTCTTGCTTAAACACATCAGTCCTTCGGGCTTCTGCGTTTCTTAAACCCGTGGGAGTAACAGCCCTATTACCTGAACGTGTAGTAACTATGTCTTTTTCATCTACAAGATTCATAATGTCAGCAGCTTCAATCTCATCAGCTCTAACACCTTCAACCTGAAGACGCTTCATTAATCTATCAAAGGGAATGTTTTCTCCTTTATCTGCAATCTTACCTACTGCATCAGACAAAGCAGATCTAACATATCTAGAAACAGTACTACCAAAAGCAAAGCCCAAACGCTCTTCTTCGTCTACAAAAGCTCCTCCGGCTTGCTGGTCATAAGGCAGTCCCGTCATACGATCTATGCGCTTATCAGGTTCTTCAGGCGCATTAGGTACTAGAACTTCACCTCCCTTTCTGAATTTAAGGCGACTAGGATCTTCGCCACTAAACATATCTTGGATAACTTTATCCATTCTTCTAGCAGCACTGGTGTAATTGTCTCTAAACTCTCTACCGAACACAGTCTCAAAAGCTCCAAAGCCCGGAGACTTTCGCGCTGCAAATTCTACAGGGCCTCTGTATTGAATAAGCTGTGTTACATCTTGAGCTGCTGGGCCAAGAACAGATAAAGGGACTGATAAAGCGTAGTTATCTTTTGCTGCAAACTGCGCCCTACGAAACATATCTAAGTATGTTCCTCCCCCGCCCCATCTTAAAATAGCTGCTGCATATGGGTTCTCTCCTTCTTCTTCGCTGCGTCCTCCACTTCTTGCCCAGTTATTAAACCTAGCAACTTCTGTCATGATTACACCCGAAGCCAAAGTCTTAGGAACATTACCTGTCGGATCTTCAATCATCTTACGTGCAGCACCTTTCAAAATAGTATTTGTAAATGCAGCAGGGTAGCCCATTAGCTGAAACAAGACGGATGTTTTGGGATTAGAATGTAGTAAAGGCTTCAAGCCTGAGGCAGCTTCAGGGTTTAAAATAACCTCATTGGTGTATCTACCTGCACCTCTTTGAATTTCTTTGTTAAAGGCATCGTCAGCTTTCATGCCTCCATCAAACCAATTCATTGCCTGATCTATATCAACACCAAGCTCACGTAGTTCTTTCTTTTTACGCAAGATTCTACGGCTATCTTTGTTTCCTCTAGCTGCTGCTATCTCAGCTATATTATCTGAGATCATGTTCTTACCAGAAATGTAAGAAGTCATCTGAACAAACTTTGTCCATTGATCAAGCATATTAGCTCTAAAGAATCCATTGTTAAGCTTTCGGATCGCTGAGTTAGAAATAGCCTCACCACCTAGCCTATCAGCAACATCACCTGCTGCCTGATCCATAGCGATACCAAGCTCTTGCATTTCACGCCAGATCTCAGGCTCAGTCAGTCCTGCGTCAGCTAAAAGGTTTTTGCTCTTGGTAGCTATAGTGCCAAAGCCTTCATTCATGGCTCCTGCAAATCCTTTGAAGCTATTACGAAAACCTGCTTTAGATATATTAATAAATATTTCTGTTAAGCTTGAAAGAGTTGCAAGAGGTAGCGTAGCCATTCGGGTTGTCATTGTGTAGACATCAGAAGCTGTTTGAAGACCAGTTCCATATCTTTGTACACCCTCGCCCGTTATAGAAGAATAAACAGCTCCAATGTCTTTACCCACCTGTTCCATTAGAGTATCTCTTTTTAGCCCTGCCTCTCTTAGCTCCTCTTCAATTCTAGGAATCCATATTTCTTGGAAGTCTCTTTTATTTCTTACACCAAGAACATTAAGCTTTGATATACGTCTTGCTGACTGAATGCCATACTCATGTACAATTTTGTTTAAATCATTTTCTAGGAAATCAGCATATACATTATCATCGGCTATCTTGTCTAATACTCTGGGCATCAAGAAAACAGTATCACCCGTACCAGCCGAGTCAATCACACCTACATTTTCTACTTTACCCAGCATACTATCTATGATGCCGTTAGCTTCGTCAGAGCTATAGCCTTCATTCATTAGTAGTTGCTTGAACTCTACTTCTCTAGATTCAATAGCACTACGCTTCCACATTCTAGGAACATAGTTAGCCGGAGCCTCTTCCATAAACAAAGCTTCGGCTCTGTCATCAAATAGCTTTCTAAGTTTTGGAACAATAGCCTTTACAGCATCAGGAGCATCATCAGGTAATGTGCCTCCCCGCAAAGCAGAGATAACCATATCATCCATATCTTGACGAGTATCACCCTTAGCCGCTACCAAGATAGGATCGTATGCGCGTTTAAAATCAGTAACAAATGTACCGTAGTTTTCTTTTAAAGTTTCAAAGTAATCTCTGCCTAGTGTTTCATCAGGCGTTACAGATCCTGTCAGCTTTAAAGATGAGTCATACCTAAGAAGTCTTTGCAGTTTTGCGGCAGTAGGAGAATATTTAGCATAGGGACTAATAAGATCTGTAGCTTTACCAGCCAGCACAGTGCTGTTTAGTTTGTTAGCCAGCCTTCCTATTTTAAATAACAGTTTGTTTTGTATGGGTCTTGCTACCTCTTTGCCCGGAGAGGGATCAGGCGCAGCAGGCAGTGTCTCTCCTGCAGGAGTGTCAACATCTCTACTAATTCTAGCAGTTACAAAATCTGATAGCTGCTCTCCAGATACATTACCACGCTTGGCAGCTACCAAAGCTTGTCTTATGGTATCTGCAATTTCATCTGCTGTGTACTCGCCACCACCTAACTTCTCAGCCAAGTCTTTAGCAATTTCATCTACGTCAGCAAAGTCATCTATATCAAAATCTACAGGAAACCCTTTGGTTTCATTTAGCACACCATTTTGAAACGTAGCCGACCTTAAAGGTAATCTATTTACAATTTCAGATACTGCATCCATTACCTCTTGAGACTGAGGAAGGCTGCCTTCTAAAACATTTTCTGCAATCTCATCATCGTTTGCAGCTATATTGTTTGTTTGCTTATCAAGAGCCTTGTTGTCAGGGACAATATCACGCTCTACTTTTGCTGCATTTCTAGAGTTACCAAAATAACCAAACGCCTTGCCAAACAAACCACCGGCTAAACTGCCTACTCCTATGCTCATTGCAAAGTCGCTATTGGAAAACTCATTACGCATTCCTGTAGCAACTTCTATGTTTTGACGATTGTAATCATCTACTCCTCCCCATACACCACCTTCTACAATACCAGTGGTAGTAGGAGAAACAGCCATTCGCCTTATTGTTTGCATAGCTGATTTTTTTGCGCCTTCCTTTGCCAGAGCCGCAGTAGCTGCTGAACCTCCTCCGGTAAAAGGAATAGCTAAAAGCATTGCTAGATTTACAGGATCTCCTACGGCATCTAGCCCCATGTCTGTTATAGCTTCAATCCATTCTCCATAGCCTTCTACATCAGCACGTTCCCAGTTTTCTCTTACGCGCTTGTAAGCTTGCTTTACATCTTCTGGGGCATCTTTTAGTGCCATATTCCTATCTATAACAGAAGTAATGCGCCAATCTTCATCGCGCATAAACTCTTTCCAATCATCAGTTGCCAGAGTTCCTGACAGCATTTGATCTACAACATTATCATCCTGAGAAGCAATGTACTCCATATAGAGTTCCATATCTTCTTGGAAGTCTTCGTTGTTTTCTAAATACTGTAGATTAGGATCTAGTCTAGGCTTCTGACTTATTGTGTAATCACTAAGATCAACAGAGTTATAACTGTCTCTGTTAGCCTGAATAATCTCTGGACTAGTCCTAAGAGTTTTTCTTTTAATAGGCATTTATATGCTACCCCTTAAACTTGCGGTGATCTAGTTTGGCCTAGTCTCATTAGTTGTTTTTCTTCTTCGTCTATATCCCTTCTTGTTTTTTCAAATTCTCTATCTTGTGTGCTTTTATCTAACATAGCCACAATACGCATTATGTTACCTACATCAAAAGAAGAATAACCTCGCTTAAAATAATACTCAGGATTTGCAGTTGTTGTATCCATCCAATCTGCAACAGACTCTGTTTTTGTAATTGAATTAAGCAGATTTACTCTATAGTTTTTAGGCAGATTTGGAATATCTGTTACATTGATATTGTCAAATAAATACTGAAGAGTTTCTGGGTTTACATCTACAGGAGTATTAGAGTTTTCAAGCGCAACCAAAGACACTAACATATCCAATGAAGCATTCTCTGGTTTTAAATCAAATCCTCTTATTTCTTCTTCAAAAACTTTACCATCTTTTGATCGTTTGCTATTAATACTTCTTAGCTTACTCATAGTATATAAAGGAGCTAGATCGCTGTGATAGATATCCATTAGCTCTTCTGAGGCCATGCTTATAGGAGTTACTTCTCCTGTAGCAGACTCAACAAACATACTTGATTGTGCGGGTTGTCCTGCTGAAGTAGCTATTTTATTTACAAGAACTCTAAGCTCTCCTGCGGTTTCAGCTTGGAATAATTTTCTAGCATCGTTTATCTGATCAGGAGTTGCTGTATCACCTAAACCTTGAGTATAATAAGCTTCAGCAAGTCCTGCGTATGTATCGGTCATATTATTTTTATAAGTGCGTATACCTGCCAGCATATTATTAGCATTGCTAATTTGAAGCCTTTCAGGATCTGTAACCCTAGACATAGCTAAAGTTGCATCTTCCGTTAAATCAAATACTCTCTGAACAACTCGTGCTTCTGGTACAACGTTTCCCCAAGGATCAAGAAAGTCTGTAGTTATTGTTTTTATAGGAACATTCCACTCGTTGTCCTTTTCCTCTATTTCAGGAGGGTTAGCTCGTAAGTTAGTTACTTCAAAGCCAGCTTCATTAGCTCTTCCAATAGCATATTTGTTGTTTGGATTAATGTTATCTTTAGCTTCTAACTTCCTTTCTACTCGTTTTTCACCGCTTGCAGTTTCATAGGTTTCTACTGTATAAGTAATACTAAGCTCACCACCAAACCTTCTTGAGACTTCATCAACATATTCTGTTGATATCAACACATCTTCTTTACGATTAATTTTTTTATCATCTATAGCAGACTGTATAGCCACAGCACTATCAATATCATAACCTGCATTAACAGCAGCATCAAACCCTTGGACTTCTCTTCCAGCCTGTTCCATTAAAGCAGCACGAGTAGACTGAACATTAGCCGCTCTGATCTGGTTCTTGTTCTTACCTGCAAAGAAACCTTTAGCACCGCGCCATAAAAACTCACCTACGTTTCGAGGGCCTTGGTACTCTTGAGCTAGTGAAGCTTCATAATCTTCGTAGCTTCCTAGCTGTAGGGCTGAGTTGTATTCGTCCCTAAAATTTTGTACGTTTTGAGAAGCCCACTGAGTAGCTTGATTATTTATGTATTTGTTCAGCTCTGTTTCTTTTAACTCAGACAACTCTGCATATTCTTGTTGAGCATCGTTCATCAAAAAGTTTTTACGCTTGTTAATCAGGTAGGCTTCTACGCCTCCATCAAACGCTTCAGCTTGTTTGTACTCTTCAATAGTATTGTTAGCAGTATTAAGAAAAGATCTATACTTGGCTTTACGAGCCATGTTGTCTTCATTGTTAATAAAGTTTGAAGCCTGTTCCCGTAAGAAAGAATTACCTATTCTAGTAAGAATATTAGTAGCCGCAAACGCTGTATCAACACGCTGCTGCTTTCGCTGCTGCTCGCGTATCCTTTCGTACTGTCCACGTCTAACCGCTTGGAGTTCTTTAAAGGTATCTTCAATAGCCATATTCTTTATCCTTGTAACAAGCTAGGTTCTGGTCTAGCCATCAAGCTTTCTTCTTGTGGAGGTTCCATAGTAGATATCTTTTCTACTATTTCTTCAGGCAAAGCTCCCTGAGGTATTTGGTTAGTCTTTTTGTATTCATTTAATCTAGACTCTTGCTCGCTATAACCAGTAGCAGCATTCTCAGCGGCTTCTTCTTCTTCTTCGCCCTGATAGATTACGTAGTCTATGTCTGCTCTTTCAGCCAGTGCCATAATCATGTACGCCGTAGGCTCTGCTAACAACATCATAAGATCAGGATTCCAAACACCCCTATCAAACCCTTGATAAAGAATGTTCTGTGTAATCTCCATAACAGAAATACCAGATCCTACAAGCTCTAAGATCTGTGGATAAGTTTCTTCAGAAGTTATTTTTACAAAAACAAACTCAATACCTTCACGCAGGTTAGTTATTTCAGGAGCCTTTTCAAACTCATAACGCTGCTCGGGATCGTTAGTTAACGATTGGCCCGGAATAGATCTTTCGGCTTTTAAAATTTGGTTAACGTAGTTTGTATCCATATTACACTAGACCTTGCATTCTTCTAGAATACATTCCTGCTGGTTTATATAAAGCATCATACTGAATCATAGGCATACCATAACCTACTGCTGGCATTTGAGACATTGTACCGGCTTGTCCGGGCTGTACTTCATAAGCATTCTCTGCAACTACAATTGTTCCTCTACCGCCTCTGTAATCATACTCAGGCTGCTCTGGAGCCATAAGGCTTTGTCCAACCGCCTTCACTGCTTCTGTCCCAGCCGCCGCTAAACTACGCTCTGTGATAAGATAATCTTTACCAACATCTTCAGCTACATCACTTACTACTGAAGCAGGAATATCAGGAGCTACAAATGCTTCAGCCTGTGGAGTCATAGGCCCTTGCAACAAAGAAGAGTCAGCAGGCAACTCGCCATAAGCCCCTTCAGCTATAAAGTTAGGATCTGTTGGATCAGTAAATACTCTAGCCATAGGATCGTCAGTAGCTTTTAGCGGCGTGTATTCGCTCTGTAGCTCTGGAGGCCCTGTAAAACCCGGAGGTATATTTTCAGGAGATCTGCCAATATCTTTCCACCAATCTGCACTTCCTATAGTAGTGTTCCAAGTTTCTACAGTTTTACCAGCCGCTACTTCTAATGCACCTCCCTGCCCAAAGATATTTGTAGCAGCTCCTTCAACATTGATACCCGGAATTTTGTTAAGAAGTGTTTTACCTACTTCACCTGTAAAGTTTTTAACCGCACTAGTAACAGTGTTAAACACTCTACCTGCTCCTGCGGCAAATCTAGCAGCTCCATTAACAACATGAGCAACACCTTTTACCAAAGCGTTAGTAGCAGGATTAGCAAGAGCTGCTGCTGCCCATGTTCCTACCTTTCCTAAAGTAGATGCTAGTGCACTACCAATACCCGGAAGTATAAAAGCCATAGCAATCTGACCAACAACGCCAATCTCGTTCATAAACTTGCCAACTTTTACGGCAACTTTTTTGATGCCCTTGCCAATCTTTTTAAAGACTTTTTTTACGCCTTTAAAAACTTTACTAAAAAATCCCATAATTAATCCTCATACATCTTATCAACAGTTGCAATAAGTTTATCTACATACTCTGTGCTTCCGGCTTCTCCGGGGTCATTTGAAAGTGCAGTTGCATACAAAGTAGTTTGTCGTTGTTGTTCGTTTTGGTAGGCTGTTCGCGCATAGGTAGAGTCATCACGTAACTGCTGCCATACGTTAGCAAGTTCTTGTGTTGACAAGTTATATGCCTGTTGAGCCGCTGTAGCGTTTGCTGCATTCTCTGCGGCAGTGTTAATAGTATTAGCCTGTCTACGCCATTCAATATTAGACTGCTCTATAGCTTGAGCGTTTTGAGCATTCCATATCTCTCTTTGCTGATCCATTTGTGCATTAAACTGATCAAGCTGTGAAGTAAGTTGATTATTGAACTTCTGAACATCTATCTCGTTTCCTGCGTTAATAGCAGCTACTCTGTTCTGTTCAGTCACATTAAACTGTGCCATAGCATTTAGTTGAGAAGCATTAAACTGTTCTATCTGTGCTGCAAGATTAGCATTGAACTGATTAATCTGAGCTTCTGTTGAAGCGTTAAACTGAGCCGCTGAATTTTGTGCTGATTGATCAGACAACAATCTTTGCTGCGCCATTTGCTGATCTAAAATAGTAGCTTGTTGTGCATTAGACAGATTAGCTATATCCATCTGTAAAAAGTTATTTGCATTTTCTATAGCTACTCTAGTTCTCTGATCAACAGTAGCAAGATCTAAAGACGCTAAAGCTGTAGCATTTTGCATAGCTGCTTGCTGCCTAGCATTAAAGTCTGTTAGCGTAATAGTCTGCATAAACTGGCTGTTTGCTAGTTGCACTTGCTGATCTGCATTGAACTTAGTCAGATCAATATTAGCTACCATTCTAGCGTTTTCAACAGCTCTTTGCTGGTCAGCATTAAGCTGGGCAACACCCATTGACTGAGCTATCTGCGCCTGTGCCAGATTAGTTTGCATTCTTGCATTCAGGTTGGCAAGCTCTGTTTGTTGAGCAGCATTTAAGTTGTCTGAACTAGCATTGTTTAGTGCTGTAAGATTTGCAAGCCTTACTTGCTGATCAGCATCTAGGTTTGCTAATTCCATCTGCTGCTTAAACGCTGCATTCTTAGATATAAAGTCTGCTGCTACTTGAAACTCTGCAAGCCTTGCTTGGTTCTCGGCTGTCATGTTCTCACGCTCTGTGAGATTCATAGCCTCAAGATTAGCAAGCTCCATCTGTTGTTCGTTAGATAAATTTTGAGCATTTGAAGCTTGTTGGTTCTGAGCATTTAACTCAGCAGATCTTTGGCGGTTTGCCAAGTTCTGTGTACGAATCTGCTGTGCTTGCTGTGCTGATAACAAAGCCGCATCTTGACGGAACTGGCTTTGAAGCTGCGCCATGCTCTGCGCCATCTGTGCTGTTTGGCTTGCAGAAGTTTGTTGATTTGCAAGGTTCTGTAGTCTTAACTGCATTTGAGAAGACTGCTGCTGAAGAGCTGCTTGCTGTTCGTTTGATAAGTTCTGGGCGGCACGTTGTTGTAATGCTTGTGCATTAGATTCAGCTATAGGTAAAGATGTTTGAATAATAGCATTAAACAAAGCATCTCTAGCTACTGTAGAAACTTCCATGCCTCTTTGTGCCAAACGCTGCTCAACTATATCTACGGCTGGCCTAGCCCATGTTGGTATCTGTCCATCTTCCAAACCACCTAGAAGTGTTTCTAGTTGTGAAGATACCAAAGCTTCGTTGGGCAGGGCAGCAACAGCAGCTTGTATTTCAACAGGCTGTGTATCTACTATAGCTTCAACATTTGCAGGATCTTCAACAATAGCAGAAGCAACAGCATCAGGTAGCTCTCCCACTTCAGCAACCATAGAGGCAGCAGCACCTTTAGCGGCTGTGCCTTTGATAGCTCTAGTTTGAGCAGCTTGATAGTTAACAGTCTCTAGTATTTGAGCTTCTATGCCAGATCCAGCAGTTCCTGTAATAGCTTCTCGTTGTTGTGCTTCAATCTCAGGAGTCTGTGCAACTCTGATATCTGCTGCGGTAACTCCCGGCACAAAAGCATCAGGGCTGATAGTAAAGTCAGCAGCCTGTGCAAGTCCTGCCGTAACGTCTCCCATTGTAGCGGCTTGCGCTCTAGAAGATATATCTTTAATTTCTTCTACAGTAATAGGAGGACGTTGTGTACCTATGGCGGGTACAGTTCTGTTTAACTCCTCTGCTAAGGCTGCTTCATATTGTGAAGCATCTATTTGATTTTTAGTTATTGCATCTGCAACACTAGCAGTAGCAGCTTGTATTTGAGTGGCTGTTACAGCGGGAGGAGGAGGTATATCAACAAATTTATTAAGTTGCTGTATAGCACTTTGAGGAGTTACACCAGCACTTATATCTACTTTAGTTACTTCAGGAGGCTGAACATAATCGGCTACATCAACAGTAGGAGCGCGATATGTACCCGGAGTTTCTGAAGTAATTCCTGTAACAACAGTCTCTGCTACTTTTTCTGTTTCTCCAGCAGAACCCAAAGCGTCCCTATACATCTGAAGACCTACATCCCTATCAATCTCAAGGGCATCAGCCACTAAACCTATATCAGCTCCTGTATCTTTTACAAACTGAGCTAACTGTTGATTTGTAGCATTAGGATTTTGTTCTTGATATCTAACAAAGTCAGCAGTTTTATCATCTGAAAGCGCATTAAATACTGTATTAGCTCTTTCTCTGTCTATACCCATAGCATCTGCTACTTTATTTACATCAGCTCCAATTTGAGTAATGTAATTAGCAATATCTAAATTAGATGCTCCTCCTTCTCTTCCTGCAAACTGTAAAACTTGAGTAGTAAGATCAGGACTACCGCCATTACCACCATCATCACCACCATTACCACCATTACCACCATCATCACCACCGTTACCACCACCCGGAGGAGGAGGGGTAATGTTAACAGTACCTAGATCAAGATTAGGATCAATACCAATATCTCTACCTTCAGTTTCTTCGCCGTAGTAAAATTCGTCAGTCCTACCGCCGATCTGATATTTTTTTCTTTTAGCCATCTATATCACCACTTGACCTTATCAGCCCAGTAAGCCGCTGACATTTTACCTTTAGAAATATTTTTAGCATGACGAGCCTTAAAAGATTTTCTCCTAGACTTTTCAGATGCTGACTGAGGATTTTTACCTGCACCAGAAACGCCTTGCTGACCAAAACGTATAGTCTTAACTTGATCGCCTACTTTGGCTACAACAACATGACTCTTAGTAGGATGCTTAGGTGTACGCTTAGGTTTGTTAAACCCAGCCACTCCAGCTCTTTCTAGTCTAGAATCTTTCATTATGCTTTCCTATCTACCTTTTTAACTTTTTCTACAGTTCGCATAGCTCCTAGACCTAACATACCCATCAACACAGGCATCATTAAATCTAGCTCAATCATAGGAACTAATACTCCAGTTTCCATTAATTCTAGTGCCATATTGACAAATGGAATAATAAGAAAATTACCAGCCATACCAAGGCAACATACCCAGCCTATCGCAGGCCGCCACCCCGCTACAAACATACTGTGATGTTGAGCCTCTGTTTTGTTAATCTCTAGTTGAGCTTTTACTACCTCGTTCGCGTGTTTTTCACTCATGGTAGCTATCTCATGAGCAAGCTGTGCTTTTTTATCTTTATCTTCTATAAACTTATCTAGTATAGAAGATACAGGCCCTATTAGTGTATCTACTAATCCCATCATTCCACACCCCAAGACATCCAAATGCCTATAGCCAAAGCAGTTAAAATTGAGGTAGTAAGCATCCTAGCAATAGTCTGTCCTACTGTAGACTTAGTAGCCCTCCAAACATCTAAAAGATTTCTTAGCTCTTTTACATCATCATAGGCTTCTTGGTCTGACAGCCCAATATCTTTTAGTGCTTGCTTTGCTCCCTCTTGAGCAGCTTGACTAATTATTTTTTCTAATTCTAACTGATCCATATCTTAATTCCATTTTATAGTATAATGGAGGTAGCTCCCATTGCAATTATAAATATACCAATTACAGTTCCACCAATAATTGCTAAGTCTATCATTGCTGCTTTTGTTTGAGCGGCTTGTTTAGCTGCTGCAATTCTAGTGTTTCTTATACGTGACCTTTCGCGTATCATTTCAGTCCAAAGATGACCATTCCCTGTCCATAAAAATATATCTTTTAATTCTCGCTCTAAATTTTCTGCACGTTGTTTCTGCAATGTCACTTCTAATGCTTGGGCTTCTACAGACTTACCACCAAATATCTTTTGCATTTTGCTAGGATTTGTTGCTTTCTGTTCAAGGACACTAACCTCTTCACGAGCATCCCAAAAAGCACCTATAGCATTGGTTAGATCTTGTAATTCTCTTCCTTTATGTACAGCTTTCTTAATAAAATTAAAAGCTTGATTAGCCGCTGAAACGGCTGCTATGATTTCTGCTGCCACTAGTAGATCCTCACGCCTTCTTGACTTGAATCAACCAAGATTGGCTTGCAGTAAGCTGAGATGGGGCTAGATGTACTTGGAGATCCTCTCCATCTCAACTTGCTTGCAAAGTAATTACATCTGTTTACGTCATAGAAACACATTGCTTGATCACAAGTGCTAGACGCTTCCTCGCCTCCTATGAGTACTATAAGGATAAAGACATGAACCAATCAAACCACCCGCACCTTCAGGTTATTAGCAGCCAGTGCAGTTATCCTCACCTTAGTAGCCGCAGGAGCATCAAAGTCGTAATCAGTGCCTAAGATAGCTCCTTTGTTCAGGACGTTGGCATCGTAGTTAATAGATACACCGTCACTGGAAGGAACCGTAGTGCCGCTAGATAGGTTGAAGATAATGCCTAAATCTAGGTCATTAGCTAGTGTGAAGTGGTTTGCGTCAGATACAGCGTCAAGCTGCGTCTTGTTCATTTGGTTTGGATAGACCACTGTTCCTACTGTATATTCATTAACATCATCACCGTCTATTCCGACAAGAAACATTTTACTGCCGTCATTATTAAATGTTACTCCTTCAACGCTTGTTTCTTGAGACGATACAGAAAAATTTTGCGTATAAGATGCTGTAGATACATCAAAACCCGTAGTTAATGTATACTCGTTTACATCGTCTCCTCCTCCGCCACAGATAAACATTTTAGTCCCATCTGCATTAAACGCGATTCCAGATGGTGCTGTTTCTTGTGATGCGACTGAAAAGTTTTGTGAATAAGAAGCTGTTGAAACGTCAAAACCTGTAGTCAATGTATATTCATTAACGTCATCTCCAACATTTCCCACAATAAACATTTTAGTTCCATCATTATTAAATGTTATTCCTTGAGGAGCTGTTTCCTGCGATGCGACTGAGAAATTTTGTGAGTAACTTGCAGTTGAAACATCAAAGCCAGTAGAAAGTGTGTATTCATTTACATCATCACCGTCTATTCCGACAACAAACATCTTTGTTCCGTCATTATTAAATGCTAAACCTCGTGCATCTGTCTCTTGGCTATAAACACTAAAAAATTGGGAAAAACTTGCTGTAGAAACATCAAAGCCAGTTGTTAATGTATACTCCTGTACCTTTCCCCCAAATGTGCCAATTACGAACATTTTTGTGCCGTCAGTATTAAATCGGACATCTCTTGGGTCTGTCTCTTGCGAGCTAACGTCAAAACTATCCACAAATGAAGCAGTAGAAATATCGTATGCGTTGTTTACTCCTGATGCTTCCATAGCCTCCTGCAAAGCATTCAACTCTGTGTTGGTAGTCGCGTTAGTCCAAGTAGTAGACGCATAAGTACCGTTAGAGTTGTACTGCCAAGTGCCTGAGTTGTTACGAACAATAGAACGTATGCCGTCAGTGTTATGGGCAATCTTCCAAGTAGACCTATCGTCTGTTGATATACAGTAGAAGATACTTCCATCACCAGCAGCTTCATCTGCGGTCATAGAGTTAATGTCAGTCCAGTAGGTAGAGTCTGTAGAGGTTGTGGTGTGGACTGCGTGGTAGCCAGTCGGAATAGCTGTTGAGCCTAATGTGTATTCATTTACCTCTATTCCATTAGTGCCAACAATAAACATTTTGGTGCCGTCAGAGTTAAAGGCTATTCCTGTTGGCTCTGTTTCTTGTGCTGAGACCGAAAAATTCTGAGAGTATGAAGCTGTGGAAACATCAAAGCCGGTTGAAAGTGTATATTCATTAACATCATCTCCTGACGTTCCTGTAATAAACATCTTAGTGCCGTCAGTATTGAAGGCCATTCCTTCCGGAACTGATTCTTGTGATGAAACTGAAAAGTTTTGAGAATAACTAGCAGTAGAAACATCAAACCCGCTGGATAATGTATATTCATTAACATCCGCACCATTGCTACCGAGCATAAACATTTTGGTGCCGTCAGAGTTAAAGGCTATGCTTCTTGGATTGGTATCTTGCGAACTAACAGAAAAGTTTTGACTATAGCTTGCTGTTGAAACGTCAAAGCCAGTAGTTAAATTATATTCGTTTACGTCATCGCCTCCGCTACCAACGACAAACATCTTGGTGCCATCGGTATTAAAAACCACTCCGTGTGGGTTTGTTTCTTGTGATGACACTGAAAAGTTTTGGGAATAGCTAGCAGTGGAAACATCAAAACCAGTAGTTAAATTATACTCATTTACATCGTCTCCCGACTGCCCAGTAATAAACATCTTTGTTCCATCGGTGTTAAAGGTTACTCCTAGCGGGGATGCCTCTTGCGCTGAAACTGAAAAGTTTTGGGAAAACGATGCCGTAGATACATCAAACTGACCCGTTGTTATGCCACTCAACTCCAAGTCACCATCAGTCGTGTTAAACACAACGCCATACATCTCCCAAGAGCCTGAAGCTACTTGAGCGTATGAAGTGGGTGCAGTAGTTTGAGATACAGCGCCAGCGGTAGATGTTAGAACAAACGCACCACTGTTAGCTTCAATGGTCTTGCCTACGTCAGCAGATGCAAATGAGCCTGTGCCTAGAGAAAAGCTGCCATAAGGCAATGAATACTGAAAGACAGTATTGTTTGCTCCACCAGCAATATAAAGATTTCCATCAGAAGTAATGTACATTCCATTTGGCTGACTATCTTGAGAAGCCAAACTAAATGACTTGGAATCATAGCTTGCTGTGCTTATGTCATATGCCGTAGACAAGCTGTATTGATACAGAGAGTCATTAGTGTTATCAGCTATAATCATTACAGAGCCATTTGCTAAAAATGCTAGATTTTTTGGCGAAGTTGCTTCAGACGGGTCATAAAAAGTTTCATAAGACGCTGTGCTTACATCATACGCAGTAGATAATGTATATTGATAAAAAGTATTATTAGTAAAACCTACGATGTACATTTTTGTTCCATCATCATTCATGTGAACAAAAGTCGGTTGTGTTTCTTGGCTATTTACATTAAAACTTTTTGACTCATAAGATGCTGTAGATATATCCCAAGCAGTTGATAAGGCATATTGAAAAACAGTATCGTTCCCATATCCAAGAACATACATTTTTGTTCCATCAGGCTTAAAAAACAAACCGCTTGGAACGGTGTTTCCTTCTGGCGTTACGCTAAAACTTACAGAATCATACGTTGCTGTAGAAACGTCATAAGCAGTAGATAGTGTGTACTGCAAAACCGCATCATTTTGATAGCCTACAAGATACATTTTTGTGCCATCATCTTTTAAGTAAATACCTTGCAAACCATTCTCTGTTGATGCTACAGAAACACTTTTATTTGAATAGCTTGTATTTGATGTGTCTGGAACAAAATCCAAAGTAGTCGCAGGAGCAGAGTCTAAACGGGTGTAGTTCTCTGACGTTGAATTAACATCCCACGCATTATTGCTTACACCTGACTGAGCCACTTCTTTAGTCACAGATACTACGGGCGTAGCAATACTGCTAGACAAAGTAATAGTAGCCACTTCATCCTGTGCGAATGTCTTGGTAAGAGTGCCTGAAGTTACTGAGATGTTGTCTAGTTGCGTTTGTAAATTAGACGTAACACCATCCACATAATTT